CGAGGCCCTGGCCGCGGCGACGCGCGCCTTCGAGGCCGAGACGCATCGCGCCGTCACCGATCTCGCCGACTCGGCCGAGGCGATGCAGGCGGCGGCCGACACCCTCTCGGGCAATGCGGGCGCGATGACCGCCGAGGCGGCCGTCGTGGCCGGAGCGTCGGAACAGAGCGCGGGCCTCGTCGACAGCATCGCCAGCGCCGCCGAGGAACTCTCGGCCTCGGCGCGGGAGATCGAGGCGCGGGTCCGGCACACGAGCGCGATCGCCACCTCCGCCCTCTCCGACACGCAGGGGCTCAAGGAGACGGTGATGAGTCTCTCGCAGGCGGCCGAGGAGATCGGCGCCGTGGTCACGCTGATTCGCGAGGTCGCCGAGCAGACGAACCTTCTCGCGCTCAACGCGACGATCGAGGCGGCCCGCGCGGGGGCTGCCGGGCGGGGCTTCGCGGTGGTCGCCGCGGAGGTGAAGGCGCTGGCCGGCCAGACGGCGCTCGCCACGGACCGCATCACCGGGCAGGTCGGGTCGATCCAGGGGGCCGCCGGGCGCACGGTCGGCGCCATCGGCACGATCGGCGAGACGATCGCCCGGATGAGCCTGATCGCGTCCGAGGTGGCCGACGCCACCGACCAGCAGGGCCGCGCCAGCCAGGAGATCGCCCGGGCGATCTCCGGCGCGGCCGCGGAGGCCCGGCATGTCTCGGAGAGCGTGGCCGGCGTTCAGGCCGCGGCCGCGTCCAACGAGGCGCAGGCCGGCCAGGTGCGCGGCAGTGCCGCCCGGGTCAATGCCGGGACGCACAGCCTGCAGCGGGCGATCGAGACCTTCATGGTGGAGGTCCACGGCGCCTGAGGGGCGCCGCATCGGCGCGGCGCGGCCGGTTCAGTCTGTCGGGGAAGGATGGAGGCCTCGCCCGTTCTTCCACATGGGAGTACCGGTAATGACTTATCGGTCCCAACCCTGTCCGACCGAACAACGGAAAGAAAAGACTTTTCGGCCGGTTCCCAACCCCTGCACGAGGCATCCGCTCGCATAGACGCCGCTCCCCTGCCCGCGGTAGCTTCGCCTTATTAGCGATGGCCACGATCCGATTCGCGAAGCCGTTGCAGCGCTCCGAGCCCGCGGCCACACGGTCGAGCCATGGACCGGCGGCCTGCCCTACTGGCTGGTCGACGGCGTGACGCTGACGGACGGCGACCTGCTCGCCCTCGCTGTGCGGGTCGGCCTCATGGACTCGACGACGACCAAGCTGCAGTGACGGGCGCACGGGCCGCCGCCATCCTAAGCGCGAGGTGCCGCCCCTCTACCAAGGCCGCTGGCATCCATTCTGATCGCAGACGTAGATCCCCGTATCGGCCTGCATGGTGCAAGGCTTCTTCGGCGGATCGCGGAGCGCAGCATCTCGATCCTTCATCCACTCTTTGACGAAGCGCTCAGAGCAGGCGGGCGGGAACTTTCTGGGCGCAGCCCAAGCCGGTGTGGTGAGCAGGGTCGAGAATGCGAGTGTCAGCACGACTTTGGCCGTGGACACCGCTAGGGATGATGTAAGGTACATCGGCTCGCATAGACGCCCATCGCGGACCGCGCTAGGCCGCACCATGGCCAAAGAACCCCCAACCGTTTCCGAGCTGCGCAAGGCCGCCGAGATCACCGACCAGGAGATCGACGCCGCGGTCGACGCCGTGCTCGCGGATCTGGCGACCGAAGCCTACCCGCTTGCGAAGGGCTGGACCCTCGACCTCGTCGAGACGCTCCGCACGAACACCCGTGCCGCCGAGGCGCTCACCACCGAAAAGCCCGCATGGAAGCGCAACATGGTCCGGACCGCGATCCTGCTGGCGCACCCGGTAAAGGGATGAGCGAGACCGATCCGAGCGCCGACCGCGCGGCGACCATCGAACGTCTCTACGAACGGCTGAGCGGCTTCGTGCAGGGTATCGGGATGAGCGGCGCGGACGCGCGCGAGATTATTGACCGCGTGATCGCGTCCGACCCTCAAGCCGGGGACGGCGACCTGATGGCGAAGGCGCGCACCTGGATGTTGATCGCGCTGGGATAGCGGCATGATCGACGACGCCGACCCGATCATGGAGGCTGTGACCGCGCTGCGGGCCGCCGGCGTCGCAATGGCGCCGATCGGCGACGAACTCGACCGCTAACACTGCCGTCCTCTGGTGCCCCAGTCCGGAAGTTCCGCGCCGTCCGCTACGGGTGGGTTTCTGCCGGTCTGCTTCCGGATGGCGGATGCATCCAAGCGGACGTAGCCGCGGGAGCCGATCACGACCTTTAGCGGGTTTTGAAGACGTTCGGAGCCAAGTCGGACGCTGCCGAAGCCTTACTCCTTGTCGCTAGCGTCCAGCAGGTTGCGCAGACGCTCTGCTTCCGCGATCACGACAGCGACGGAGCGTTGACGCTCCTGCGTATCACGGACCGCAGCGTATGCGCTCAAGAGCGCTGCAACCGCCTTTGGCATTGCCTCGCTGTCGCGGGATGAAGGCTCCCCCTGATCATAAAGGGAGGCGACTGGCACCCCGAGTTCGGCGGCGATCCGCTGGAGGATGCGAGCGGTGAACGTCTTGTTTCCATCGAGCACTTCTGCCATCGCGACGCCGCGATGGCCTTAATCCATGATGGCGCCCGCAGCCTTTGCGCTAGTTCTGTTTGGCTATTTTAGATATCAGCAGCGGTTCAGTTTAGGCAGCAAAAGACCGACGGCCCGGTCAATAGCCTGCGCGCCGGGAGCATATGAAATCAGGGCGGCATCGGAAACATGGGTGAGTGTAGCCAGGCTCTCGGATGGCTACGGTGTGCCGATGACCAATTGGGCCACCCTCAAACCCGCCGAGCAGCGCCGCTTGCTCGAAGAGCAGATGCGGACCTGGCGGGCTCTAGACAAGTTGACAGCGCAGCAGACTGCCGAGGCAATTGCTAGATCCCGTGAGCTTCTGCGTGTTAAGGTCTATTGGTCGCCGAAGCTGAACAAGGACTGCTGAGGCTTACCTTAATCGAACCGCACGAACGGTCTCCTATAGGGGGCTTTCTACCTGTCTGCTAGTGGGGGCAGATGCATCGAAGCGGACATCGCTGTTTCGCCCGCTCCCGACCTGTTACGGATGCTGAGAGCGTCCGCTTGCAGGCCGCCCAAGGAAGCTAAGACCCATTACCGGAATGGACGGAATCGAAGCCCGACAGTGGCGTCTCAGACTACGACGCTCCTTCCTTGCCGCGATGGCTCGACAATGCTGGAGCTTCCAGGGTGATGAAATCGAAGCGGAATAGCACGAGCTTCCGCTCGTCTGTCACCTCAATGTGCCAATCCTCACCTTGCGCGATGCGCTTGGCTTCGTCCTTGATGATCGCGCCTGCGAATTCAATAGCTTGAATGCGGGCCTCCTGCCAGTCAGCAAATTCGGTGCCCGCATCGTCAAGCATGCTGACGCCGTCGTAGATGTTGAAAAAGAAACGCGGCACGCAGTTCTCCGCCATACCGTGGGGCGGGAGTTGCGAACTCTCAGGTGCAGGCATGCCGGGATAGAGGCCTGCAATACGATTGGCATTCGCATACCGTGGCGAGCGATGCGCACACGTAGATCAACTTTTCCACGCCATGGCTGGTATGCCGCGCCTCGCTCGTCTTGGTGCGGTGTCTTAGGTAGCCACGCTGGTAGGGCAGAAGTTGTCCAGCGGTGCGATAGCAGGACGATTGCAGCGGCGAGCGACAGCTTGAGAGTTGGAGGCGGGATGTCCGCCTCCGGATCGGCGACCAAGGTCCGCTCGCCACTTCGAGCCGACCTTGCCAGACACCCGATCACTGTCGGCTTTCGGGAAATGCCGACGTCATTCCGCACGGCCGACCTGGGTCGAAACCGGACTGCTACCTGCGCCTACCGTGAGCGGAGGCTTGTGGCACCTCGCCGCGTGCCGCGGACTCGTCGTGGACGGCGACACACGTTAGCCCGGCGCCATGCCCAAGGCCCCATCGCCTCGAGGCGCCCGTCCGCGCCATGACGTCCGGCCGCGCGTCTTGGCCGCTCTCACTTCCGAGCCGTCGACCGCAAGCGAGATCGCCGAGCGTGCTGGCATCCCGGGCCGAGAGCGCGCTGTTCAAGCAACCCGCGCGCTGGAGCAACTGGAGGCCGAGGGACTGGCGGACAGCGTCATTCGCCGGGCACGGATCCGGTGGCGCTCCGCGACGGTCGCTCCCGCTTCCGCACGATCCGAGCGCGATCCCGCAGGGTGACCTCGTGCGTCGGCCATTCCAGGCAGGCCGCCTCGAATGCCGCGATCGCCACGGTCAGCGGGTAGATCGTGGCGAGGTGCAACTCGATGCCGCCGCCGATCTCGCGCCATACCTCGATCGTGTAGGGCACGCCCGGCGGAACCGGCGGGATCTTCCTGGCGGCCGGCGGCAGCGTGATCGCGGCGAGGCAGAGGTGCTCGTACTTCCGCGCGGGCGGCGCCCCGGGCGCCCGCTGGTAGCGGCACGAGGCCGTCAGATGGCGCAGCAGGTCGATCGTCGAGATGTCGGCCCCGTACCGATCGACCAAGCTGGCGACGGTGTAGCGGCCCGAGCGCTTGCAGGTGGCGCAGTCGACGTACACCCGACCGGGCCCCGCATCCCCCAGGCGCCCCATTCTGGTGGCCCTCCGCTCGCGAACGAACACGGAACAAGCCTGAGGCCGGGCATGCCTTCAAGGTGCCAGCGGCGACGATCTTCGCGACCGGTGGACGAATGTGAATGGCCGCCGATTTCGGCTGCAAAGCCATCGGCTTGTCCGGGAGTCGCGGTCGGATCAGAGCAGGCCGCCCGCCGAGCCAGAGGTCAGCGTCTTTCCGGCTCGGGTCACGAGCTTCGAGAACGCCAGCGCGGCGGCCGACGCCTGCGCCTCGGACGGGAAGGTCCGATCCGATTCCATCACCGTCAGGTGTGAGGCGTCGACCAGCGCCCAGGTCCAGAGGTGGCGGCCGGTCGCGCGGATCTCGAAGTGCATGGCTGGCTCGGTATGCGTGTGGACATACCGACACTTTGCTCTTGGAAAAGGCTCGCCGCGTTAATGGCTTGGCCGGCGCAACATCCTGCGGCGGCTCACATCGGGGTTGCCCCCGCCATCCTCGCAGATCACAGGCGCGATCAGCCGCGCCCCTTGGCCGCGAACTCCCAGACCGGCGGGCCCCAGGTCTGGCCGGGCTTCGTCCGGTAGCCCGAGAACCGGTCGAACACGATCCGGTCCGGCTCGACGCCGACAATTTTGCTGTCGTTGACCATCAGCGCGCCGGCATATTCGACGCGCAGGAAGCCGTGCTCCGGGTGGACGCCGAAAAGCTGCTCTGCGGTCCAGCCCATCCGGTGCGCTTCGGCGCCGTGCTCATCGAGGAAGGTCAGCGCGTTCGCCCGCATCGCTGCCCACCGCGTCGGAGTCAGGTACCGGCACGGCGAGGCGTGCTCGGACAGGCGCTCGATCTGGTCGCGCCAGGAGGCGACGGCGGGCGGGAGGTCGGACATGGCGTCCCGGTAAGAAGCCGAGGTTAACCCCCATTTATCATGGCAGAGCGTCTGTTGCGTTCCCGATCGGTCGAGGTGGCGTTCTTCATCGCGTACCATATGATGCTCGGCTACAACGTTCCGGCAGGCAGCGTGCTTCGATGCCGCCCAACAACGGCGGCCGGTTTGATGGCTGCAAAAGACTGCAAAGAGTGTAGATCGATGTCGGGCAGTACGGATGAGCAAGGCGAGAAAACCACCTCGGATCGCGTAGATCTCGACAGTGAATTCACTGTTGAGCAGTTTGAAATCGCGCTCAGCCACAAGAACGTTTCAGATAAATGCAATCTATGCGGCGACAACTCTTGGTTTTATCATCGTGAAAAGCCAAAATCTAACATCCTAAGGTGGGGATACCTGAGGGTTGAGGGAGAAGAAAAAAATTCTTATGGATTGAGTTACTACACTCGAGCATGCCTCAATTGTGGCAACATCCAGAGCTTCGGCCGAGTCTCAGTGCAAAACGCGTACAAAAGCTTCAAATCTTCGGAAGAAGCAGATGGCTGACCAGCAAGAGCGGAATGCCGACGATGAAGCACTTAATGTGCTCACACACCAACGGTTTGCGTCAGGGCATGCGCCAAACAGATCCGGCGGTGGCGGCGGCGGAGGGGCAGGCGGGATGGAACAGCGCATCGCAGTACTTGAGGAGGGTATGAAAGATATCAAATCTACTTTGAAGGAAATTCGCGACGCGCAGCAGTCCGCGACACTGAAGGCTGCCGAGCAGAATGGTTCTCTGAATACGCGGCTTGCTGAATTTGGTGCAGATTTTTCCTCGATAGACACGAAATTCGCCGAAGCAGCCGGAAAATTAGCGACGCTAAACGAAGTTGCCGTTGGATTGCGGCGAGACCTCGAAAAGTTGCCAAGCAAATTTGATGTGGCTTCAATTATGATAACTGTAATTGGTGGCCTCGGCGCGGCCGCGCTGCTGATTAAAAATATTTGGCCGGCCATTTCCAAGCTATTTGGCCCGTAAGCATCGATCTGCGTGGTTCGTTAGAATCCACGCTCCCCCGCCCCGATCTGCTCACGGGGCGGGGGAGCGCCTGATCTCACCAGCGAGTGAGCTGAGCCGATACGCAACTTGGCTCGGCGTCAGGATGGCCGGCGGCGCTGACCAAATGGTGCCGATACCGACGGCCGAGACGTCCCCTGAAGGCCACAATCGCCGCTGGCAAATTCGAACATTTTTGTTCGAAACGGCTTGCCATTCGTACATAAATGTGCGATACCTTCGTCATCGGAAACGGAGACGAGAGGTGAGGCGAGACGCACTGATCCGAGCCCTTCGCAAGTACGCCAGAAAACAGGGACTGACCCTGGAGGTGGACGAGGGAAGCGGCAAAGGGAGCCACTACAGAGCCCGGCTCGACGGGGCGGTCACCACCATCCAAAGCGGTGAACTAACCCCCCTCCACGTCGAACGGATCTGCAAGCAGCTCAAGGTGAACCCCGCCGATCTTTAGGCGGGGTTTTCCCCGTCTCGCAACACCGGCCATGAGGAGCGCCTGCTATGTCGACTGATTGGATCTACCCCGTCGAGCTCCGCCGCGAGCAGGACGGGCACGTGCACGCCTACACCTCGTTCATGCCCGAGGCGATTGCGTCTGGTCCGACGGAGGCTGACGCGCTGCGTGAGATGGGGCTGGCGCTTGAGGCTGCCGTGCGCGGCCGCATCAAGGACGGGATGGAGCTTAGCGAGGCGACCGTCGCGCTCCAGGTCGAGTGCCATCCGGTTGCCCTACCAGCCCGCCTCGCTGCTAAGGCCGCGGTATATTCGGCGTGGAAGGCTTCAGGCCTAAGCAAGGTGGCATTGGCCGAGCGGATCGGCCGGAGCGAAGCCGAGGTTCGACGCATCCTTGATCCAGATCACGGGACGAAGCTCGACCAGCTGGAGGAGGCTGCCGCGGCTCTTGGCGGTCGACTGCGAGTCGTGTTCGAGGCGGCCTGACAGCACGGACCAAAAAGCCCCGCGCCGCGGTGGCGGCGGGGCTGAAGGCTGCAAGGCGGATTGTGCAATTCGATCCCTAGGATTGCTGAGATGTCACAGCGCCCCCGACCCCACGGTCTTTTCATCGAAATGGCTCGACGGGTCGCCGCTACTTGAAGCAGGATGGTTGCGAGCAATCGAACCCCCTGCCAAAGGCCGTCTGCCATGGTGAAGCGCGTACCTGTCCGTCGTTGGAACGAGGAGCAGAACGACTACGTGGACACGCATGAGAACTGGCCGAGCGCTGCGCTCAGCAAAAGCACCGGGCGATGGGGAGTTGAAGGCAACGGTTGGCGACTGAGCTTCGACGGCGACGTTGCTGAAAAGGATGCTCGGCAGATCTGCGAGACCATCGCTAACAGCATCCAGTTCGAGTTGACCGCGGCTCCCGCCCACGAGAAGCAGTCGGCCAGCATCGCACCCGATGGCTGGGATGGGCACTAGTTTGATGGCGTCCTCGGGCCCTCAAGTGTCCCCAATCCTGCCGTTTGATGCGGAACCTTATTTCGCCAAATTAGAAGCGAAACGCGATTCCTTCATGGACTCGCGCGGCGAGATTGATACCGTCGTCGTCGGCTCATCGCATGGTGACTATGGAGTTGACCCGGCGCTCATTGAAAACAGCTTCAATCTCTGCACGACGAGCCAGGATTTACATCAGAGTGCCCTGATGTACGCCTGGGCTGCACGTCACAACTCGCGGATGCGGCGCGTGATCGTGGTCTACTCGCTGTTCTCATATGGCTTCGATTGCTCTCGCAGTGCGGACAAGGGATGTTGCGTCTACCTCTGGCGCGCTTTCGGATTACGGTGGCGTCAGGAACTCGACGATGTGTTCTGGCCGATGAACTGCAACGCTCGTTGGCCGACCCAGCCACCAGCTCCAAGGCCAATGGATCGGGGCTTTGAGCGAACGAACGCCATGGGGTTTTTCTCCAATGACCCGGCGGCGCTAGCCAATCGGGTGTCTCGGCACTTGGACTTCAGCGAAGTTCGGTACCGGGAGCCCGACAATCTCGTGCATCTCCGCTCAATCCTCGCATTGGCGAGACGCAGGGGGGATCAGGTTCTCGTCGCGATCGCGCCGGCAAGGGCTGACTACCGCTCCGAACTTCCGGCGGGCGTCCCGCTCTTCACCAAGGTCCGCGATCTTTGCCGGCGCGCGGGCGTGCCAGTTGTCGATGCCTTCGCTGATCCGGCCTTCGACTATGACGATTTTGGCGACTGGGATCACATGTTCCCGGCCGGGGAAGGGCCGAAAAAGCTAGCGGCTTTGATCAATGATCGATGGCGAGAAGTTCGACCTGGCCGCCCCAACTATGCCCGAGCATTGTATCGACTTCGAGCGATCGGGAGCCTTCAGTGACCACCGGCGCCAACGGCTCGAAAACTCGAAATCACACTCACCGCCTTGCGGCTATATCAAATAAAGAACTCGTAGTATGTCCGTGGTAAGCGCGCCAGATCTTCAAATTCTCGTCCCGCTTTACAATAAAGGGGCGTACTTGGAGGAGGCGCTAAGTTCTATCCTGCGCCAAAAATCTAAGTATTCATATGAAGTGATCGTCAGCGACGACGCCTCTCAGGATGAAAGCCTGACCATCGCTCGAAAGTTCCTGGGCGCATATCCTGATCGCATGAGGCTATTGACCAACCCGCAGAACCGGGGGTGCCTGAGCAACACGCTCTCATGTTATGAACAAGTCACGTCGAGATATTTCACCGTCCTTGATCCAGACGACTTGTGGGCCAGTGATAGCTTCATAGAGGCTGCGTTAGATTTTCTTGAAAGCAATGAAGAATATACCATCTTTATGGGGAACACGCTGATCGAGCAGGGCGGCCAGCGTCAGTCATATATATCAGGCTCATCACGTGGGTTCGACTTTTCGCGCCTCGATGAGGCCGTGCCCGGCCATACTTCTGCGACGGTCTTCCGAAATTGCGGCGCCCTGCAATCCAGCCTGAACACTCTGAGGAGCAAAATCGGCACTCGAGAGGAGCGAGTTTACGAGGGCGACAGTTTTCGCAATTTGCTGCATCTTTCTCAGGGCCGGGGCTACTTCGATGAGACGGTGCGCAGCGTCTATCGGATCACCAAAGGGGGCATCTGGGCGGGCCAATCTCAATTTACATCACGGGCTATGAACGCCTTGCTGTTTGTCGAGATGCACTCTTTCTTCGAAGGTCGGAACTCCGAGTATTTCCTTCATCAAGCAAGTGCCTACGGAAAGTACACATTCGATTGGCTCGACGAAGGCTCGGAAAATCTTGCCGCTGCGGAGCAGCTCGCCTTCTATAGAACGTATCTCGCGATAACGGCGGCGAACAACCGATCTGCCGAGGAAGACCAGCGGGAAGCCTTTGTGTTCTACCTGCCCAGCCGCACCTTGGGCGGATATGAAACCCTCTTAACCCGCATAGCTCGTTCGCTCGCGGAAGACCTTCATTGCGTCGTTTACTTCGTGGATTTTGCGAATGGCGTGCCGCGCGGGCTACTGGCCGGCAGCGCGGTCAAGATGATCGACTACACCGAGGGCAACGCGGAGCTGAGGATCGGCCGTCCATACACGATGGTGGTCCCCACGACGCTAGGGCTGGAGATGCCCCATATCGTGGACCCGGATGTACGGATCCTCTCTTGGTGGGCGCATCCGAAGAGCTTCGAATGGCTGCGCTGGAGGGCGCAAGCGTCGCACGAGCGCGCGAAGGAACATATCGATAGGCTCGAGGCCTCGAAGGCTCTCATGTTCATGGACTGGGCGTGCTGGAAGGCGGCCGAGCGTGCGCTGTCGACGCCCTACACGAAGAACTACGTGCCCGTCTTCGCGCCGCTGAAGCACGCCCGCAGGACCGGCCCGCTTCACGATCCTCGTGTTGTCAATGCGGCATGGCTGGGCCGCCTCGACGACGATAAGGCGCCGGCCGTCGAGATGCTGATCAAGAACCTTGAGCTGATCTGTAAGGATCATCCAATCCGGCTGCACGTCATTGGCGATGGCAACTCGCGCGAGCGGCTTGAAGCGCTCAGCCGCGATTTGCCTTTTGATGTGATCTTTCTCGGGACGCTCTTTGAAGAGGTACTTAATGAGTATTTGACCAGCAACGTCGATGTTATGTTCGCAATGGGCATTTCATCTCTGGAAGCAGCGAATATCGGGCTTCCGACTATATTCACCGCTATTCCGGTCGATGATTGCCTGTTCGACGGGTACTGTTGGCTGTACGATCTGAGTCAGTTCACGCTTGGGTTGTACGTGCCGGATTTGGTGGACGCCGATCTAAATATGCGTCCGCTCGCTGACCTACTCTCCGAGCTCAAGGCTCCGAACGCCATCAGCAGTCTTGGCAAGAAATGCCTCGATTACTCGGCGTCGCAACATTCCGAGCCATTGGTGCTCTGTCGCCTGTTGAGGGCTAGCCGGGCGGCCGGCCCGAACGCAGACGTGATCCTCGCGGAAGAGGTGCCGCCGACTCCGGTTCCACAAGCGAGCCCTGATGCGCGCACTGTTCCAGAGCCGCCTTCGACGGTCACTGAGGCGCCAGATGCAGCATCGAGAGATCAGGATTGGCACGAGAGCGACATGCAGGCGCATCTCGCAGTGAAGGAAGCTTCTCCGGGTTTAGTAGTCCGTATCCGGCGTTTCGTAGCGAGGCTCAGCCGGCACTGAGCGTGTGAGCTGCGCTGCGCCGAACACGAAAAACCCCGCGTGGCAGGCGCCAGCGGGGCGAAGGTGGTCTCGGTATGGTCAAGATGTAGACGATGACGGCGCCGATCTAATCCCCCCCCGCCGCGGGCGGCGGCCGCTGCCGGTCCACGACCCAGCCGCCGAGGATCAGGCCGGCCATGAACGTGATCAGCGCGATCACCACGGTCAGATCCTGGGCCACCGGCGCGCAGGTCATTGGGCGGTCGCCCGCGGTAGGATCTCGAACTCGAGCGGCGGAAGGATCGCGGTAATCGACCATCCGAGCGCGCGCTGCAGGGGGTTGCAGTCGTAAGCCACCGCGCCGAGGAGCCGCCCCCGACCCGGCATCGCATCGAGCGGGATGAAGGGGCCGATGACCTCCTCCTCGCGCCCCAACGGCCCATAAGCGTCGAAGCGCTCGGGCTCGAAGTCGAGCCGCCGGCCGGCTCCGTCGACGATCCACCAGCGGCGCGTGATCTCGCACGACCGGTCTCGGACCCGAACTCCGCGGATCAGAAGGCGGTCGCCGGCGTGCACCTGCTTGCCCGGGTTGACGACCTCGCGGGTGATCTGCCGGACCGGCGGCTCGCGGTCGATCGCCATGGAGAAGATCCAGCCGACCAGCGAGACGAGCGCGGTGTAGTAGAGCGCGTTGAGCACGAGCTGCACGCGAGCCTGGCGCCGCGACGGCCCATAGGCGAGTTCGATAGCACGGGCGTAGATCTCGTCCGTGCGGTCCACTTCGGGGAGCATCACGACCTGCGACGATTCCGGTTTCGGGGGCATCAGTGCGGCACCCCGCCCTTCGACAGGACGAGGCCGACGATGGCCAGGACGATCGCGCCGAGGACGGATTTCACCAGCCAGCCGACGTGATCCTTGAGCTTCGAGACGTCGTCGACGACGTCCTTGAGCTCGGTCTTCGTGGCGTAGACGTTGCGCAGATCCTCCCGGATGCCGCGCACGTCGGACTGGACCGCATCGAGCTTCGTCGCGGAGACCGCCACGTCGACCTGCATCTTGGTCCAGGCGACCTCATCCTGCTTGTTCGGGGCTTCCGGCATCATGCCCTCTTGATCGTGGAACCGCAGGAAGGCCGGCGGCCGGGTGTGGGCTTCGCGGGCGGCGTCCATCGCGCGAGCATCCGCGCTTAACGACGTGCCGGCTGCGGACTGGGCACGGCCCCGGGCACGCCGGTCGTGCGCTCGTAGGTGCGCATCACGCCGAGCCCGAGCATGCCGATCAGCACCGGCATGAAGTCTGACACGACGATCGTCGGCGGCGCGGGGAAAGCGACGCCGAGCATCACGCCGAGGATCGCGCCCAGCCACGTCACCATGGGCGCGGCTAGGAACTGGTAGATGAAGGCCGCCACGCACGCCCAGCCCAGCGCCGGCCGCCACCTCGAGGAGAAGCGGTCGTTGCCCTGCGCCTCGGCGAGGTTGATCGCGTTCTGCTGCTCGTTCTGCGCCTGGAGGGCGGCTACCAGGACCGTCTCGCGCGCGGTGAGGGCCTGCTCAATCTCGGCCTGGGCCTCGGCCTTCTTCTGCGGGTCCGGGATGGTCCGGTCGACGATGACCTTCGCGATCTCGGCGACGCTCGGGATCGCCGCGCCGATGCCGGCCCCGAGCGCGGGGCCCGCGCCGCCCGTCAGGACGCCGCCTATGATGGATCCGAGGATGCCTCCGGCCATGGGTCAGATCTCCTTCTTCGGGTAGGCGGTGCGCAACCGCGCGAGGGCGGAGGCCCAGAAGCCGGGCTTCGGTGCGGCCGGCGCGGGAGCAGTATCGGCCGCCGGAGGCAAGCCGCTGTTGCGCGGAGCCGGCGCGAGCACGGGCTGAACGGGCGCGATCTCGACGGGCAGCGTGGGCACAGCCACAGAAGCCATCGCCAGGGCCTCAGCACGCACTCCCTGAACTCGAGAGTTCCACCCCTTGCCGAAGGTGGGCCAGGTCGACAGGCGCCGCAGGAAGGCGAGCCGGTCCGCGCAGACTCGTTCGATCGTCTGGCCCGCATCCTTCGCACGGGCGGCCGCCAGCGTGACCGGACCAAGCTTGCCGTCGTCCGCGACGCCGATGGCCCGCTGAAGTGACGGGACGGCCCGCCCCTTGCCTGAGTTCACCGCGAAGTCGAAGATGCAGTAGTCGACGCCCGCTGGCAGCTCGTCGCCGCGGACCGCGTCCCAGTAGTTCTTCCGGTAGATCGGCGCGACGGTCGCTTTGGTGAGGGCGCGGACCTCGGCCTTGGTTGCCGCCCGGCCGAGCCATCCCGACAGCGTTCCGTTGGTGATGCCGAGGTTCGTTGCGCCGCCCGGATCCGCGGGGTGATCGACGTATCCGCCCTCGTGCACCAGGACGAGCGCGAGCGCCCGCTCGAAATTGGCTGCGGCCATGTAGTCCTCACGATGTCAGGGGTTGTGGAGCGTCAGCGGCGGCGGCGCGCAGGCCGGGCCGTGATCCAGACGGTGCCGACGCCTTCGATGACGACCGGCACGGCGCGAGCGCAGCGGCGGTGCCGCGCTTCAGCGGCTGCGGGCCACAGGAGCGCGCAAGCGAGCGCCACCGCCGCGAGGAGCTTGCGGGTCATGCGGTGATCCTGGAGACGAGGGGAAGCGCGTTGCGCCGCCGGGTCAGGCCTGAAGCGGCCAAACCCCGGTGAGATCGCCCTTGGCGACACGATCGGCGCGCCACAGGCTCTCGGCGCAGTCGGCCGCCGAGAAGTTGAAGGCCGGCGCCAGCTTCAACAGGTCGGCGAGCACGACCGTATTGGCGTATTCGAGCTGACGTGCAGCCAGCTTGCCCAGAGGGTTATTCGCAGCGACCAGCTTGGCGACCGCATCCTGCACGTCGGTGGTGCGGGCAACCTTCCCGCCCTGGCCGTCGTCACGCATCCAGAGATCGAGCGCCGTGAGCCAGAAGGCCAGCGATGGGCAGTCCGGCGGGATGGCGACAGGCAGCGTATCCGGGTTGTGGGCCCTGATGACGGCCATCACCTTCGCCCGGTCGGCGGCTGGAATCGCTGGGTCGAAGGTGATGTGATCGGGCGAGGCGGCGAACAGCATTCCAGCCGTCCCGGCCGCCGCCAACTCGGCCGCGAAGGTCGGCCCGAAGCCAGCGACGCCCGCCTTGTTGCGCGGCGCCGCCACCTCGTCGGCCGGGAAGACGGTCGGTTTCGCGTCGGCGTTGGCGGCCTGCATCGCCGCGAGAGAGGCGGCCAGCGCTTCGGCTTCTGCCTTCTGCCGCGCTTCCTCTCGAGCTTTCTCAGCGGCGATTGCAGCCGCTACCTGATCGGCGATGCCGTCCGGCATGCCGGCCGGTGCGCTGACGGTCTCGCTCATCACATCCACACCATGCCAGAGACGGACCCGGTGAAGTTGCCGGTTCCGCCCGACGGAGCCGAACCCTTCGCCGTGAGGTAATGGAGCCCCTCGGACGGATCCCATGCGTATCCGGACGGCAGAGAGCCGTCGCCGTATGCCGCCTTCGACGCGAGTCCCGCAGGCGCGACGTTGTCACCGTCGAGGGATGCGGCAACGAACATGCCGTAGCCCGGCTGCGCGTTGCTGGTGCCACCCCAGCCGAACACGGAGCCCAGCAAGCTCGTGCCGGCCTCAATCAAGACGTAGACGCGCGCCGCCGTAGAAAGCTCAACCTGCGATGTCGAGGCTGTGCTTGCGCTGAAGCTGCTTCCAGCAACCGAGCGGAAGCGCTTGTTATAGGCGGTCACGACGCCGCGGAAGGCCGGGTTATCGACAAACTTGCCGTCGGCTCCGACGTAGATCATGCCGACATAAGTATAAACTCGGTTTCCTGCGTCGGAACCCTGATTGCTGATGACCTTGTGCCCATAGACTGGGTCGAATGCGGGCGGAGCCCCTGATGCGGCGAGCGCCATCGTCCCCGCATTCAAGAATGCGTAGACGTAATAAACCGTACTTGCCGAAAGACCTACGTTATTCGACAGAGTTACTCCCCCGGCGGGGATCGTTCGATAGTTCCCATTGATGAAGATCTTATTCCCGACCGCGACCCGGAGCGCGATCTGAAAATTCGCGTCGTAGGTGAGCCGCCCCTGACAATGCGGGATTGCCAGATCGGCGTTCGCGAGAAGCTGTTGCTTCTGCGCGTCGGTGAATGCCTGCGCCCTGTCGTTCAAGAGAGCCGCCGCTACAGGCGCGAGATTAGCTCCGTTCCATTGAAAGCCGGTCCAGTACAGCCGCGCCTCACCACCAGGGTAGACCCGGAACGAAGCAACGGAGGGACCGGCCAGATTGATGCCATCGCTGCCATAGGCCGCGACTGTAAAGGGAATACCGTTGACGCTGCGCAAGGTGATCGCGCCACCGTAGGGGAACGTCGATCCCTGCGGCAGGGTCTGCACCGTATCCGCATCGACCAAGATCAGCTTGCCGTCGTGGTCTGCCGTGAGCTGCTGCGCGGCGGTGTTGTACGTGTAATCGCACTCGGGGGTGCGGATATTGACCTTTGCTTGCCGGCGGGACTGAGCTTCCAGGCTCTGCGGTCCGTTGTAGAGCACGGCCCCGGCCGACGGCGATCCATCCGCCCCCTTCTGGGCGATCTTGACCCATTTGCTGGCATCGAAGGCCGCCCCCGATGTGTGCGAGGCCGTGCACACGTAGCTCTCACCGCCATAGGTGACGGACGAAGCCGGCGCGGTGGCCGTGTACGCGGTGTTGGTCACCCAGGGCGTGGGCGGTGTCTGCCAGGACTGGGCGCCCGTCGCGCCCTGAGGCACCGACAGATTGAGGGTCTGGTTCGGGGCCGCCCCAGTGATCGTCGCAGAGGCCGAGCTTCCGGGCGCGCCAGTCGCTACCGTGCCGATTGCCAAGGCGTTTGCCGGGCCCGTCGCGCCCCTCTGGGCGGCCATGAAGTCGGCGAGCGACCCAGTGTTCCCGAGCGCCAACCACGCCTGATAGGTGCTCTGGCCGTCCAGCCCGGCGGGACCGCCCTGGAATACGACCTCGCCCGCGTTCTCGATCGCCATTCGGGAACCTCAATCCTGGAGCGAGGCGGCAGCGGCGTGCTTGATGAGCCCGTAGAAGGCGGTCACCGTCAGGCCGGTCGCGATGTCGGTTGCGAGGATGTCGAAGGGGTAGGTGCCGGGCAGGCAGCGCGCCATTGCCGGCTTCCTAACCCGCATGGCGAGATTGCCGCCCGTCGCACCGGCGGTGATGGTCGGCAGGGAGCCGTCCTGCGGGGCTGAGAACGCACGCAGCATGACGATCTCCGACCCCTTCGACGCGCGGGCATCGAGCGCGAAGGTCAGGCCCGAGATGTCGAGCGGCACGGTCAGCACCGACACCGCGAAGGCGTCGCCGACTGCGAAGGGCGTCGTTCCCTGGTTCAGCATCATGGTGATGCCGCCCGCCTGGATCTGGATGCCCGCCGCGCCCTGGGCGGTCACCACGCCGGCCGGGTTGGTCACCGAGAAGACCGCGAGCCCGCCGGTGACGCTGGTCACCCGCACGACGTGGGCGCCGCGCTTCGCCCCGACGGCGACCGAGGACACCGCGAGACCTCCGTTGCCGACGTTGGCGGTGCCCGCCACGACGCCCCCTTGCCCAGGGCGGCCGATGATCGGCAGCCCGTCGAGCCAGTCGGTGTTCTGGCTCGTGCGGAAGGTGACCGGCTGGGGCTGGATGAGGGCGAGATTCGACACGCGCCCGCCTCAGGCTGCGATCTTGGCGGCCGCGATGAACAGCTCGTCGATCTGCTCCTCGATCAGGCCGATCGCGCCGCAGAGCTCGAGGACATAGGGGCCCTGACGCTCCCAGGCCTGCGCATCCTCGAACCAGATCGCGAGTTCGTCGCCGCCCGCCTCGATCGCAGCCTTCGCCTCATCGAGCAGGGTCTTGCCTGCGTTCGAGCCGGGCATGCGTCGCAGCTGGATTTTGGCCTGCGCTTTTGCCACGCGGGCGGGCACGATCGGCTTCGGCTCCGGCGGCTGGGAAAACTTCTTCTTCCCAGCGTCGTAGGCCATGCCTTCGACGACGTTGCTGCCGCAGCGCACGCACGCGGCCGCGATCTCGGGCGTGTGCAGGTCCTCGCCGAGGACCTGGTCGTCGTCGAGGACCAGCACCTCTCGGACGATGCCGTTCTGGATATGAGCGAACGTCTGCATGGGATCAGAACCACTCCAGGATGACGGCGCCGGGCGAGCCAGGGCCGCCGGGATTGACCGTGGTCGAACCGGAGCCGCCGCCACCGCCGCCGGGGCTGGTTCCGCCGGCCGCGATGCCGGGCGCGCCGCCGCCGCCCTGGCCGCCGAGCGGTGCGCCGCCGCCCGCGCTGCCGAGGCTCGCGCCTGAGGCGGCGCCGGCCGAGCCGTAGCCGCCGGTCAGATTGATATCGCCCCCGGAGCCATTGCCGCCCGCGCCGCCGGTGCCGCCCGTGTTCGGCGAGCCGCCCAGACCGCCCGTCGCGCTGTGATAGGACGCTACGGAGGTCGTCCCGCCGTTGCCGCCCGCGCCACCGTTGCCGCCAGCTTGGCCGCCCGCGCCAACGACGCCCGAGATGGTGCCACCGCCCGACAGCCCCGTGATGGTCTTGAACGAGTAGCCACCGCCGCCGCCGGCCGAGCCCGAGCCGTTGTTGGTCGAGCCGACGCCGCCACCGCCGCCACCGCCGCCCCAGGCTCTCGATCGGCAGCCGATCGCACCGGTCGGGATCGGGGCGGTAAACGGCCCGGCCGTGAACTGCATGAAGGGCGTGGCCTTGAGGGCGGCCACCGCTGCCGCCGCCGCGCTGTTCGCGGCCGCGGTCGCATCGATCGACAGGATGACGTTGCCGCTGCCGTCGGCCTCGTACCGGTAGATCCGGCCGGCCTTGATGTCGCCGACCGCAGGGGCCGAGCCGTCGGGCCTGACGATTGGGAAGTCGACGGCACCGCCGGGTGAGTTGAGATTGACCACGCGCAGCTTCGGGGATGTGGTCGTGTTGGTCGCCGTCGCCACCGCACCGATGCGCATGCCCTGGACGAGCGAGGGCAGGACGAGGCCGAGTGTGGCCACCGCTAGATCGCCGGAGCCGGTCAGGGCCCCGACCCAGATGCCGCGGCTCAGGGCGATCGCGGCCTGCGTCAGAAGCGTGTTGGTCGGCGCTTGGCCAGACGCGGCGATCAGCGCCACCAGCTCGCGCTGAGGGTACTCCACGGCGGCCGGAGGCACCTTCGAGCCCTGCGTGCCACCAGCGGTGTTCTTGCCCACATACGGGGCGTTCGCGTCGGACGATCCAGACGGCGGGTTGTACAGCATCGAGGTCTCCGGGGGCGCACAGGCGCGACCGCTCAGCCGCTGGGGCGGAGGAAGTCGGCTGATCGGATGAGGTCGGAAGGCGCGGGGCTTAGGCCGCCAGCGCGTAGGCGAAGGTCAGGACGGTGTGCGGCGGGCAGAGCGCCTGCATCGTGCATTCGAGGTCGAGGGCCGGCACGAACCCCTCGAGCGGATCGTAGGCGCACTCGCCTTCATCGGTGCGGAACCACGTCTCGCCGGGCGAGCGCACGTGGACGATCCAGTGCTTCCATACCGTCTCGTCGGCGACCTGGTCGCCGGCCGCGTCGTCGCTCGGGACGATAAAGCCCTCCAGCGGCGAGCCGTCCTCGCCGACCGGATCCGTGTCGCAGCAGAAGTAGGTCTCTTGGATCACGTCGCCGACGCATTCCGACACGTCGCACAGGAACTGCGTCGGCTCCTCGATCGTGACCACGTAGCCGAGGCTGTAGGCGAGGCAGACGAAGTACGCCGGCGACTGGCCACCGAACGATCCGAACTTCGCCCGGACAGCGGTCTGCCGGACCGGGATGCCGCCCTCGCCGGACGCGCACGGGCCAGGGAGCCCGAGCTCCTTCTCCCAGTCGGTCAGCGTGTAGGTGATCGCGGACGGAAAGGTCTGCGTTGCGGCCGTCCAGTCCAGCCCGAGATGGATCGCCGCCCAGGCCGCGATAGCCCGCCAGAAGCGGCGCTGGACCGGCGACGCACCCTTGCCGTCGCCGACCTCGTCAGTGCCCCATGCCGCGCCACGCGGCGTCAGCGGCAGGATCTGCGGCAGCAGGCTGTCGGCGGTGGGCTGCGCCTCCAGGTCGACGACAGAGGGCGGGACCGTCGGGTAGCTGTAGCAGGGCCAGCCCGGTACGGCGGCGGTGATCCCGGCTCCCGCGCTCACGCGTCACCCGACAGCGCGCGGAGGCGCTTCTCCGGATCGGCCCAGAAGGCTTCCTGGTGCGCGACGATGCCCCGCTCACGCTCCACAGCGTCCTGCTCGGCGCGAGCCCGCGCCTGCCGGCGCTCCTCCTCCAGAGCCTGCGCCTGCGCGCGCAGCTGTTCCCCATCGGGGATGACCGGGTGATCCTTCGGCACGCCGGGGTCTAGGAAGTGCGTGGGCCGGTAGAAGTCGCCGCCCTGGTCTCGCTCGACGTACCACCTGCCGTCGACGTGCCGCTCGGCCATCGCCGCACGCTCGTCGATTACCGACCCGTCGTGCCGGGCCAGATACGCCATCTCGGGATCGAACACGACGGCGCGCCGCACGTTCGGCGGGCACTCGGCGATGGGGCGCCATTGACGAAGACCGGCCATGTGCAGCCTCAATTCGTGTAGTAGACGGTCCCGAACACAGGCATGTTGCCCGACGCGAAGGTCTGATCGCCCGGGGTGACCTGACCGTGGCTGTCCTCGCCAGTCGCCCGGGACACCGCCTCCTCAAGCCAGGAGCCCGAGAACGTGAAGGGGCTCGACGGCATGCCGGGCCGCGAGCGGTCCGTGTAGGCCGCCGCGATCTCGGCCCGGACCGAGGCTCGGATGTCGGTGGTGTCCGGGCTCAGGCCGGCGACCACGATGTCCTGCGGCACCGGGATCGGCCTGGAGACGAACACCCGCGCCGTGATCGGGCGCCGGATCGGATCGTCGACGTAGGCCTGGGCCGCGGCGACCTGCCCCTCGGTCGGGATACCGTTCGGCTGGTCAGTGACCGTGAACTGCACCCAGACGGAGCGGCTGTCGTTCTGAAAGCTGTCCACGAAGACCGCGCGGGCAGTCGGTATCGCCGCCTGCACCCACTCGACGTAGTCCGGGATCGAGCCGCCCTGCGGCGGGTTGCGCTTGCGGTACAGCACCCGCCCGCGGAAGCTCTCTAGGCTCTCCTCATCGGAGCCGCCCGAGAGCCCAGTCCCGTCCGACGCCTCGTCGACGATGCAGGTCCTCGCGAGGCCGGCCGGCGCGTCGTCCGGGTTGACCAGCGTCAGCACCGTACCGACCGGGGTGTCGCCCGCAGCCGCCGCGAGATCGGCCTCCAGGGGGAGGCTCACCCCGTTGCCGATCGCCGTCACCGTGGCGGCCGTCGTGAAGGTCGCGCCATCGCCGCGGCGGTACTGCAGCCCGATCGGCACGACCGTCCCCGGGTTTGCGGCCGCGGTCGCCGTGCCCATCGCGGCGCTCGCCGGTTCCGGCTGGAGACCGAGCTCGAACCCGTGCCGGATCAGCCAGACCCGCTCGGCGGTCGAGGCGAACAGCTGCTTCACGAGCCATGCCCGGCGCTGCTCCATCTCGAAGCCGATCAGCGCGAGCACCTTGCCCTCGACGCGCCAGACGTTCGGCCAGAGCTTGGTCGCGGTCCCCTGGACGGACTGGACGAAGGCACCGGTGGCCTCCGCGGCGAGCTGTGCGAGGGATCGGATCGTGTATCCCGCCATCATGCGCCCCCGGTGGCGAGCTTCCAGACCAGATCGAACTTCGAAGCGTAGATCTGCGCCCCGTCGCGGCCGTAGAGCGCGACCGCGAGCCACAGCGTGTCTTTGACGTAGTCGGGCGTCGCCTTGGCCTCGATCTTCACGCACAGCCCCTGCATCTGGAGGGGCTTGAGCGCGCGCTTCGCCTCGGCTTGGGCCCACATCGCCGTCTGGTCGTTCAGATCCATCCGGCGCAGGAGCCACAGCTTCGAGCCGAGCGGCTGCTCGCCGGCCGCCGCGTCGACGTCGAACCCGTCGCCGGGCCAGCCGCGCTGATCGCCCGCACGGCCGGCGTCGATCTCGTAGCCCTCGACCCGGACGTCGGTGAACAGGAGCGCGATCACGCCCGTCTGGAGCGGGTTCTTCGCCTCCAGGCCGTCCGGCCCGTCCGCGGCCGAGACCGAGACCGCGAAGTCGCCGCGCACACCATAGCCGGTCCCGGCCCGGGAGCCGTCGGCCTTGAGCCAGACCAGATCGGGCGGCAGCGCGACCACGCCAGCGTCGGCGAGCGGCGTCAGGGTGAGCAGCATGGCGGATCCAATCAGGTCTTGGCGAAGACGACCGACGAGGGGCCGGCCTGCGTCATCACCGGCGAGCCGCCCTCGCCGCCGAGATCCACGCGGCGCGCCGTCACCGTGACGGTCATGTTCCCAACCTTCACCACCACCTTGTCGGTGCCGGTGATCTCGATGGCCTTGCCGGTGAGCTTCTGCGGCCGGTCCTTGGCATCGTGCCAGATCCCGTCGTCCCCGAGGTAGCGGGTGGCGTTGCCCTTGTCGTCGTACAGGGTCGTCTGACCGGGCTTTTGCTTGCGCGGCCGGGATGCGGCGTGCTCCAGGCCAAGCGCGGCGTTGAGGAGGCGGCTGCCGTCCTGGCCGCCGAACTGCAGGCCCATCCCGTGCGAGCCGACCGGCGGGTTCGAGCTGAGCCCGAAGTGCTGGACCCGCGGGACCTTCTTGAGCGTCTCGTTCGGCAGCCCGTAGAGCGTCAGCGTCTGCTGATCGCCCTCGTCGTCCGCCTCGACATGCTCGACCCGGAACAGCCGGCCGCCCATCAGGAGCCCCCGCGCTTCGAGAACGCGCCGTAGTCGATCGTCGAATCGTCGAGCTGCGCGTCGTCGAGGCCAGCGGTGAACTCGCTCTCGCTGCCCCCGCCGTCGCCCGCGCCGGACCCGGATCCCTTGCCGCCGGATTTCGCGCCGAGCGTGCGCGGATCGACCAGCGTCAGGTCGGCCCATGTGCCGGTGCCCTCGCCCTCGCCGACCACCTGGTTGAAGGTCACCGTCGAGATCGCGAGGTCCTGGTCGATCTTGTCGGTCGGCTTCTTCACCGCCACGAGCTGGCCCGGCTCCCAGAGCTTACCGGCCGCGTCGCGCCACGAGGCCACGCAGGTGATGATCGAGATGCCGGACCCCGAGCGCCGCAGCTTGCGCCACTTCGCTCGGCGGTTCAGCTCCTTCGACGTGTCGGACCCTTCGTTGAACAGGATCTCGGGACGGTAGCGCTCGACGCTGTCGTCCTCCTCGGTCTCCTCCTGCCGGAGGCTGTCCTTGTCGGTGCCGAGGGTCTTCTGGCCGCGCACGTGGATGTGCGAGCGCTTGCTCTTGATCGAGAGCCGGAGCTTCATGCTCTCGATCGGCGGCTCACCCTCGACCAGCACGCCCGCGTGGCGCTTGCCGCCGGCCCGGGTGATCTTGACCCGGCCGTCGGGCTGGCCGGTCAGCAGCAGCGCCTCGCGGCGCGCCTCGCGCTCAAGCGTCACGAAGAACGGCTGGCCGGGCACATGCTGGACCATCGGGATCTTCGCCAGCGTCTGGTCCGTGAAGAACCCGATGCCGAACTCGTCGAACTCCTTGGCGACGCCCAGGAGATCCTTGTTCTCGACCAGCCCGGTCTTGTGCTTGGCCGGCGGGCAGTCGATCGCGTCGCCGGCCTTGGACCGGCCGGCGATCCCGACGTCGCGCCGCGCGCCGCGCCCGGTCTCGGATTCGTACTCGTCGGCGTAGCCAGTGCACATCAGGTCGCCGCCGCCGCGCGCGCCGACCTCCTCGTCGGGCGTCGCCCGGATCTGAACGAGGCCCCCGCGGCGCACGGCATCGGCCTCCTCGGTCCAGGACGGGTTCACGCACCGGAGCGAGAACGAGATGGCTGCGGCCTCGGCCGAGCGGGTGATGTGCACGCCCTGCCAGCCCTGCAGGGCATGGCCACCCACGATCAGGCTGACGATCTCGCCTTCCCCAGCCATCGTCACACCTTCGGAGCCAGCGCCTCGAAGGTCGCCGGCATGTGGAATGGGGTCCCGACGCGGTTGCGCGCCACCAACTCGGGCGCGCGCGTCGGATCGGCGTAGAGCGACCACGCCAGAGCGGTCGACGGGAACGAGCGTCCGGCCTGGGCGCGGATCAGCGGTTGCAGGCTGCCCGACAGGTCGACGAGGTGCGCGCAGGTCTGCCCGGCCGCGGTGGTCAGCACGAAGGCGGCGGGCTGACCCAGGGTGCCCGCGACGCGGTCAATCGCGCCCTCCAGCGCCGCCGTGATCCGGTCCCGCGCGGCGCAGGCGGCCTGGCGGTCGCCGAAATCGGTCCGGGCCTCGCACAGGAACGCCTCGCCGAGGCACGCAGCCTCGACGGATACGCACAGCGCCCGGGCCAAGCTGTAGGCCTGTGTCAGCACCGGCGAGGCGCTGATCGGCGCGCAGGCCTGCGTCGCGACCGCGGCGGCGTAGAGGCCCGCGCTGACATCAGCCGGCGCGGCGTCCCGGGCGACCGTCTGCACGGTCGAGATCAGGTCGGCGGCGATCGCCGCCGCGTTCGTCAGGGTGAACAATCTGGGGGCCGCGATGCCGGCGATCCGCCGGCAGGCCGAGACCGCGGACTGAGAGGTTTCGGCCGGGAGCGGAAGCCCACGGACGAGCCCGGCGATGACGTCGGCCAGGGCGACGGCAGAGACGGCCGCGCCCGCGATCGCCGACGAGGGAGGTGAGGCCATGCGGAACGACCTCAGAACGGCGGCAGGAAGCCGACGCGCTCGTCGGGCACGAAGGCGATGATCGCGTCGGCGACGACATCGCCGAGCGTGTCGAGGGCGCCCTGGGCGATACGGTCCCCCAGAGCGATCGGCACCGGGCCGCCGAACACGGATCCCTGCTCGAGGAAGCGCAGGTCGAAGGCGACCTTGCCCATCTCGGTCTTGCGGTTGTTCGTGGCGCAGCCGACGCAATGGGCCATCACCGGTTCGGTGATCGGCAGCACCAGCATGCCGGCACCGGGCGTCGAGCACCGCTCCACGAACGCCATCGCCGCGGCATCCGCATCGTCCCCGACGATGTACGCGGTGACGTGGTAGGTCCGGGCCTTGCGGCCCATGTCCTCGGTGCCGTGGACCTCGGCCTTCACGTAGGGGTGCAGCGCGACGAAGCGGCCGGACTCGCCGATACCCTCGTCGTCGACCTGGAACGGGAACCCCTTGAACGAGGCGCTCGGGATCGTCTTCGGCCAGTTGCGCACGGATCAGCGGCCCGCCACCGGCAGCAGCTTCGCCAGCTCGCGCTCGACCTCGGCCGGCAGGTCCGTGACGACCAGCCGGTTGAAGGTCGCCGCCGTCTGGCCGCTGACCATGTCGTAGGGGATGAACACGCCCGACTTCTCGACCCGGATGTGCCCGCGCCAGCGCTTGCCGTCCGTGTTCACGTAGACCTGCTTGTTGAGCTTCGCGACCATCACGCGCCGCCCGCGCGGGCCGGAGCGCCGGAACCCGCCCTCGACGAAGTCGGCCTTGCCCCGCACCGTCGCCGCGACGCCGCCGGGCACCTCGTGCGCCCCGAAGTAGCGCAGCGAGATCTCGCCGCCGCGGGTGACCAGCATCACGCGCGGGTTCTGCGGCGAAGCGCGGTAAGGGCGCACCGCCTTGTCGATGATCTTTCGGGACAGCCCGGTCTGCCGCGTCAGTACCGGCACGACGGCGCTGCGCGTCCGGGTCAGCATCCGGTTCAGGACGTTGGCCTGGGCGTTTGGCAGCCGCTTGCCGAACGCGGTGAGCGGCTGCATTCCTTCCCTGAGGCCCGGGGTCTGGGCGGTGATGTTCAGCGACATGCCGCCCTCCCTCAGGTCCAGTCGCTCAGGTCTTCCTTGGCGCCGGGCTCGCTGACGCCGAGATCCGCCGACATGCCGCCGCGGCCGCGCACTCTGAGCGCCGTCGCCCGAAGTCCGCTGCGCCGGAGGCCCGTGACCTCCACCTGCGCGTGGACGCCCATGTCCTGGAGCCGATCCACGTGGCGGCCGAACTCCTCGACGTGCGCGCCGATGCTGCCACGGCCGTTGCCCGCCGCACCGATGCCGCCCGCCGGCGCTTCCGGGATCTCCAGGCCGCTGCGGGTGATCGACCGGATCGAACCATCCGGCATCTTCATCGTGCCGTTGCCGAGGTCGAGGCCTTCCTTGCCGTCCAGGCCCTTCACGAGCTTGGGCTCGCCGTCCTTCGCCATCGGCACCGGCTTCACCGTCCCGATGCCGTCCCGCAAGCCGATCCCGGCGCCCCGCCGACCGTACCACGCGCCCCAGCCCTCCTTGCGGGCGGTTCGGAGCGCGAAGTCGATCTGCTCCTTCCAGTACCGCGGGTCGCTCGCGTGGTGCCCGGTTTCCGCCGTGTAGCGGTTGCCCAGGCCGCCCGAGCGCCCGTAGTGGAGCTGGAACGGACCGAAGCTGGTCGGTTTGCCGTTCTCGTAGTCGCCGGGCGTAAGCCGGTTCGGGTTCGAGCCGCGCAGACCCTCGCTGTTGGCGATCCGGAGCGCGATGTCCGGGTCGATCCCCTGCGACAGCGCCGAGGCCCGGATATGGGCCGCGAACTCCGGATGGATGTCGCGCATGTCGCGGGCCGAAAGCCCGCGGCCACCACCGCCGCCGCCGCCGCCGCCGCCGAAGCGCGGGATACCAGCGGAGACCCCGCCCCCCGCCCCTCCGGCTCCGCCGCCTGTGCTGGCACGGCGCAGCGCGCCACCGAGGTCGCCCCCGCCGCCGACACCGCCGCCGCCCGGGCTGAAGCTCGCGCGCTGGATCAGCCCGCCGCCTCCGCCCCCGCCGCCTCCGCCGGCGCCGGGCACGAAGTTGATCGGGAGCATGATGCCGGCCCCGACCGCCTCGGTGATGCGCTGGAGCAGGGTCTTGCCGGCCTCGGTCCCGGTCTCGTCGGCCTTGGTCTTGAAGTCCTCCAGCATGGTCGGCCGGCGCGGCGGCAAGGGCGCGTCGACGATGGCCTTGCCAACCGTCTCGCCGATCTTCTTGCCGGTCTCCTCGCTCCCGCCGACCCACGTCGGCATGGTCCTCGTCCACCAGTCGCGCAGCCACGGGCGCTCCGGCGCCAGACCTTCCATCGGGTTCGATTCCGTGGCGCCGCCGGTGGCCGGATCGACTGCGGCCGGCCCCTGCTCGGCCAGGACCTTCGGCATCTCCGAGGCCGTGGCGTAGGCCGAGAGCGCGGCGGCCGCGCCCGTCCCGACCACGATACCGCCCAGGCCGAAGCCGGCCAGGGCCGGCGCGCCGGCCGCCGCCATCGATTTGACGGTGTCCGGCACGGTGCCGCCCTGGAGGCGGATCGCGGCGGCGTCGAGCAGGATCGCCGAATGGTCCAGCGCTGCGGCCGACGTCTTCAGGCCGAAGCCGCTGCTCAGGGCGTTGTAGATCGCCGCCGACGCCAGCCCCGCCCCCGCCAGCCCGACACCGGCTGCCACCGGCGCCTCGAACTTGGCGATGGTCGGGTGGGCCTTGTTGAACTCGTCGATCCGCAGCGAGAAGGATCCGATCCCCGCGGAGATCGAGTCGAGGGCGTGCGCGGCCTGGGTCATGATCGGCGTCGACACTACGCCGAGGAAGGTCTCCAGAGACTTCGACAGCGCCCCCATGCCCGCGGTCGGGTCGCTGCGGTTGAGATCGGTCCCCTTCAGACCGGTCGCCTCGCCGTACATGCGGCCGTGAGCCTCGAAGCTCTCGCGCTGCTGGATCAGCTTGGCGACGATGTTGGCGCCGGTGCCGGTGAAGTTCTTCTGCACCCAGGCCATCTGGTCGCTCTCGGTCTTGATGCCGGAACGCTGAAGCGCGGGCTGCAAGACGTTGTAGACCCAGAGGTCCAGATCCGAGGCCGCGAGATCGTCGCCCTTGACCGCGTGCTTGACGCCGGCCTTGACGCCCTTGACCTCGCCGGTCTTCAAGATGTCGAGGTTCTTCCTGTCGATCAGCCCGATCCGGGCGAACTCCTTGGCCTTGGAGTGCAGGTTCTGCATTCCGCCGACGATCTGCCGGGTGGCGACGTCGATCGAGTTGCCGGCGGTCGATCCGCCCAGCTCCTGCCCCAGTGACTGGGCAGTCGTCATGATGAAGCGATCCGACCAACGCCCTCCGGACGTCTTCGAATACTTCTGCATCTCGTAGATGCCCTCCGGGGTCACCGTCGAGCCCATGACCTGCATGGCCTTGATGTAACTGTCGAGCAGCTTGGTGAACCGCTCCGGATCCTTGGCCGCGCCGATCGCCTCGGCGCCCTTCACGAGCAGGTTCAGCCCGTGCGAGGCGGTGCCGGTCTTGTCCTTGGCGTCGAGCAGCGACTTCGCCCGCACCATCGGATCGATGATGTGATCCACCTCGTGCGGGTCCGTCATCACGGACCGCATCTCTTTCCAGAGCTCCATAACGGAGGCCTGGGTGACGTTCTTGTACTGGACGGCGAGCCTCAAGCTCTGATCAGTGATGTGCTGGCGCTCGGCGAACCCGATGCCGGCCTTCGCCATGTCGACGCGGTTGCTCTGCACCTCGGCGCCCGACTTCGCGCTCTCCGCCACGACGTGGCCGACGCCGTGGACGCCGACCGCGCCGCTGGCCACAGCCGCACCCGCGCCGACGAGGCCGTGCGCCCGGCGATGCCGCAGGAACTCGGCCTCCTCCTTGGCGTGGTGCGCCGTGGCGCGGGCGGCCTGTTCCTCGACGCGGACCTGCCGGCGCATCGCGTCCGTCGCGGCCTCGGTCGTCGAGCGAAGCCGCTGCTGGCTGGACTCCAGGTTCCTGAGGTCGGCGCCGAACTTCGTGGCTGCGGCCTCGGCGTGCTGCAGCGCGGAGGACTGCGCGGCCACCGCGGCGGTCGCCCGCTTCACGTCGCCCTCGGCTTTCTTCTGGGCCGCCGTGTACTCGCGAACCGCCTTGGTCGCGGCCTCGATCTGCTTGGCCTCGGCCGAGCCCTTCGCAGCCTTCACGCCGTCGAACGCAGCCCGCGCGACCTTCGCCTGCTCCAGCGCCTTCGCGGTCGCCTGGGCCGCGCTCGTGGTCGCCTTCAGACCGGCCTCGGCGCTGGCCAGCCCGGACCGAGCTGCCATCGCGGCGTTGACTGCCTTGGAGGCCTGCTCGACCTGGTGAAAGTCCTTGGCCATCCGCTGGAGCGGGGCCGAGATCTTCGAGACCTCCTCCAGCTGCCGGACGCTCTTCACCACGCTGGCGATGGAGGCGGAGGCGCCTCTGTCCTCGCCGGAGATGACGAGGCGGGCTTCGATGGTCTTGGCGGCCATTCAGAACCCTCTCAGCGGCCCTGGCGCGCGTTGCGCTGCCGGTCCCGCTCCCGACGCTCGGCGCGCTCGACGGCGCGCCGGTAGCAGTCGATCATCTGGGCGAACGTCATGCGTCCGACGACGTCTGGTCCCCACTCGAGGTCGAAGACGAGGGCTTCCCAGACGCCGTCGAGCCAGCGGTCACCCTTGGATCGACGGCGAGGAAAAAACCGCAGATCGCGCCCTCGACGCGCTTCGTGTCCTTCATGCCGAGTTGTGAGAGCAGCGCCGGATCGCCCTGCTGCTGACCCTCGGCGATCAAGCGCTCGGCGTACTCTCGCACGCGGTCCGGCAGCGGCACCGGCCGGACCATGTCCGGATCCTCGGGCGACTGAGCCCAGACGTAGGGATCGCCGATCGCGGTGTAGTCGTCCCAGCGCGGCTCGCGAAACTCCAGCTGGTTGTAGGCCTTGTGGCCCACAATTCGCTGGTCGAGGACGACGATCACGTTGGGCATCGTGGCTCCTGGCCGGGCGGCCGCCTATATTCCTGCCGGCACAACCGGAGGATGTCGTGAAGTTCTTGCTGGCCGCAGTCGTCGCCTTCACCGCCCCCGTCGCCGCGCAGGCCGCCTGCCAACAGGTGCCGATCGCCGAGACCCCGAAGACGCTCCTCAAGGCTTTCTCCGAGCGCATGGAGAAGGCGGGAACTGGCGACTGGCGGTTCGCGACCGAGACGCCGCGGGGGCCGATGTTCTATTCTAGCGCGACGCGGGTGCGCCTGGTCATCAAGGGCGCCGAGGGGCTCACCGAAGAGGCAGGCCTGCTCCTGCCGCCGGAAGGAACCCCTGCCGATGCCGCACGCATGGAAGCCGCGGCATCGTTCCTGGGCGCGCACCTTTCCGGAGCCACTGAAGCCAGCTTCGAGCCGCGCGTCGTGAAGGCGATCTCCGACACCAGGAAGGATCGACAGACCCGTTCCGTCAGGGAGGGCGAGACGACCCTGGTCTTCTCCTCGCCAGCTCCCGGGGCGGTGGCGCTCGTTTCCGGCCGCCTCCGCTGCGAGTAGCGGATCAGACTGCCCGGTACTGGTCCGAGGCGATCGACATGCCGGTGACCTCGCCGGTGTCCGTGTCGATGTCAGGCTCGCCGACCCACGACCCCGACGTGAAGTAGTGGGTCCGGCCGGCGTCGTCCTCGATGAACGTCACATCGACGTCCTGCATCAGCATGCCGGCGGTCCAAGTGATCGCCTGGGCCTTGCTGCCGCGGTCGAAGCTGAGCGAGACCATCGGCAGCTTCGCCTCGACGGTCCGGTAGGCGGTGCCGTCACGGTTCGGGTCCGCCTTCGGGGTCGCCTCGGCCGGCTTGATGCTCGCCTTGCCGCGGCCCGAGAACCGCTGGCCGCCGATCCGCACGCTGTATCGTCCGCCCTTGGTGTCCATGGCCGGCCTTCCTCAAGATGGTGAGATGTCAGGGAGCGGCCGGGCCGCGGTGGTGTGGGGCGAGGCCGGAGCCTCAGATCCCCTGGTCGGACTGGTCAAGGTAGCTGGTCTGGTTGACCGCGTTGATGCGCAGCTGCGCCGCCGCCGTGATCGGCAGGAAGTAGTTCACCCGGTCGTTGGCGTAGTCGGCGAAGATCCGGATGTTCGCCACGAACAGGTCGAGCTGCCGGATGAGGCCGGCCCGATGCAGGTCGGTCGCGGCGTGGACCGAGGTCTGCTCCAGGTCGATCGGGGTCACAACACCCTGCAGGTTGGCCGGGTTGTCCTCCATGAGCGCCGACCGCGGGTAGGTGCCCTGGATCTTGGTCCGGAAGTACCGGGCACAGTAGGCCGCAATCGAGATGTCCTCGATGTCGAGCCACGTGCGGTCGGACAGACCCGAGGCGTTGACCCGGTAGGTCGTCACGATGCGGTCGCAGGCGATCTGCCCGTCGGCGGTGACCGTGAAGGTCGAGATGCCGTTGCGCAGGAGGCTGTCGCGATCCGCCATGCCGAAGATGGCGTTCGGGTCCTTCGGCGGGCGCAAACCGCGCAGGACGCGGGTCTGCATCGGGCGGGCGATCTCGATCGCGTTGGCGAGCGACCGGCCGAGGTTCTTCAGGAAGGCGATTTCGCCGCCCAGCGAGGCCGAGACGCACCAGGAGGCCTGCGGCCACTGGTAGACGCCGGCGACGGTCACGTGGCGGTCGTTGCGGGCTTGGCCGAAGGCGGTCAGCGCCGACAGGTTGCCCTGGCTGTGGGTGGTGTAGTGCCCGAGCAGGCCGACGAGCGGCGCCGAGCGGCCGGACCCTGCGTCCGACAGGAAGTCGCGCACGACGTTCAGCTGCGCGGTCGAGGAGTACGGCCCGCAGATCCAGTCGGCGTTCTGCGAACCGAGCTTGGCCAGCGTCGCGGCCATGTCGACGTCACCGGTGCCGCCCGCCATCGGGGTGATGGTCACGGTGATGCCGGGCACCTCGATCTCGTCGCCGTCGAGACCCGCCTCGATGCGCCAGCCGTTGGTCTCCGTGCCGGGGTGCCGCGCGGTCAGCGTGACCTCGGTGGAGGCCGCGTCGCCGCCGGTCTTCACCGTCGCCGTCACGGGCGCCAGCATGCGGGTGTTGAACTTGGTGTAGCCCTGGGCGAAGCGGGCGACGAAGGCGGCGGCCACGATGTCGGCCGTGTCGCCGATCGCCACGTTCACGTCGTAGCGCTCGCCGCCGAGGTAGCGGGTGATCGTGCCGGCCGAGGTGGCGGCGCCGGCGAAGACGACCGCACCGGCCGCCGCGGTCGGGTTGGCAGCGACGGCCGGCGTGGCGTCCACGAACAGCATCTCGCCGAGCGGATTCTGCTGCCGCGCGTAGAGGATCTGCTCGGCGCCCATGGAGCCGAGGCCGCACAGCGCGTTCGGGTTCTGGCTGCCGACGTTGATCGGCGCGCCGCGCAGTGCCGCCGGCGACGCGGCCACCGCCCGGCCGATGACGACCTGGCGCGAGGTGCCCGAGTAGTTCGGCGGGCCGGCGTTGAACTCGACCATGAAGGCCGGCACGAGCACATCGGCCGGCGTGTTCTCGAAGGCGACGGGGCCCTGGGGCATCGCGGGTTCTCCAGCGTGTAGGGGAGCCGCAGGGCGGTCCCGTGAGGGGATTACGGGTTGGTGGAGCGACCGCTCGGCGCGCCGCTCGCGGCGGCCTTCGGCGGGTCGGCCTGCGGGTTCTTGGCGGCGCCCGCGTCAGCGGCGGCCTTCGGCTTCTCGTCCTTGGCGTCGCCCTCGTCGGGGACGTCCTTCACCTTGATGTCGCCGCGCGCCTCGAGGCGGGCCCAGTGCGTGGACCACTCGACCACGCGGCCCTCGGGCGGCAGATCGGTCTTGCGGGCCGGGTCCGGGATGGAGGCGGCCTTGTCGGCGGGCTTCACGTGCTTGCGCATCAAGGCACCTGCGAGAGAGGGATGGAGACGCTGGTCGGCAGCGTGCCGGGCTCGGGGTCGGGCTCGACGACGGGCTGAGACGGCGGGGTCGGGGCGGGCGTGATCGCCCGGGCGAGGTCCTGCGCGAGCTTCAGGCAGGTCTGGTAGCCGGTGGACCCCTCGGCCATGGCCTCGGCGACGGTCCGGAGCGGGTCGGGGAGAGCACCGAACGGGCCGGTCGGCACCGCGTAGCTCTCGATCTCCTCGCCCTGCAGCTCGACCCGGAAGGTCATCATGTGGATGGCGAGGCGCTCACCGCCGTCGTCGGGCGAGAAGCGCTGCGAGTCCCGGCGGGATACGCGGCGGACGACGTTCTCGAAGAGGATCCTGCCGGCGGCCGTCCGCTGGCGGGCGAGCGGGTGCGGCCGGCCAAGCGTCACGATCCACTCGGCGCACTGCTCGAGGAGATCCAGCGCGGCTTCGAGCTCGCTGTCTGTGCCGGGCTGGAAGTAGAAGTCGCCGCCGTCGGCATCCTCGACGAACTGCGCCATGCCGATGTCCAGCACGAGGTTGCAGCTGTCGTTGAAGGGGCCGCCGCCGTTCTGCGGGTTCCACGGCTCGCCGTTCAGGTCCTCGGTCGCCACCGTGATGACCGGCACCGGCTCCTTGTCGTCGAAGTTGCCAATGCGGGAGTCGTAGACCCGACCCTGGCAGTGGCCGTCGATGACGGGATGCGAGTTCAGCGCCTCGATCACGGCGAGGCGCAGGGCGGTGCGCGCAAGGCTCATCGCGTAATCGGAGTCAGCGGGACCTGAAGCCCGGCGCGGCCATGCGCGAGCGGCACGCCCAGGCGGAAGCGCTCGCCAGTCTTGAGCCGGGTGATCCGGTCGTTCTGTGCGAGGAACGGCGAGCCGTCCTCCCCGGGCGTGAGGCGGATGTGCGGGCCGTCCGCGGAGATCTTCCGGGTGGTGTTGTCGGCCATGGCGCGGCCCTTGGCGTACTGGGTCGAGCCGATGTCGCGATAGGTCGCCTGGAAGGTGATGGCCGGGCGGGTCGCGTCCGGCACCGGCCGCGCATTCACGTCGGGCCGGCCGTTCACCGTGGGGGCGGTGAGCGGCTCCAGCAGGAAGCCCTCTCCGAAGAACGTATCGAGCCGCTGGCGGGCGGCCGACCACTGCTCATCGAAGATCGACACCTGACTCAGCGCCCGGTCTTGACCGGCACGGAGGCGGTTGCCTTCCCGGCCGCGGTCTCGACCGCCTCCGGCTCGTCGTCCCCTTCGGCCATGGCGCGGTCCATCTTCGAAGGCCGGCGCACGGCGCCCGCCTTCTCGAAGGCCTTGAAGTCGTCGTCCGACAGGTCGGCGATCTGGCCGGCCGGCACGACTTCGATCTCGGCAGCCGAGACGACCTTGCCATCCTTCCGCTCGCCCGCCTTGCGGCAGACGTGCAGGGTCGTGATCGCGAATGCGCTGGGCATCGGCGGTGTCCTTTCAGCGGTTCGAGGATCAGCCGGCGACGACCGTCGCCTTCAGCGTGGCGTTCGGATTCACCGGCACCATCAGCGGGGCGGACTGGGTCACGATCTGCTCGATCGCGACATCGCCGGGGATGATGTAGTTCCGGGGGAAGATCGGCAGCGCCTGGAACGCGGCGTTGACGTCCACGATCGCGCCGAAGCAGCGGTACCCCTGCACGTTCGGGCCCGACAGCACGATGTCGGTCGGCTGCATGAACGGCGTCACCGAGCCGCCGAGGCTGTAGTAGTCGTTGTAGACCCACACCTCGAGGCCAGCGCCGAGGGTGCCGACGCGTCGGGCCTCCCCGGTGCCGTACAGCCCGGTGCGGATCTCGACGTCGTTGCCGCGGACCGTGGTGTCCATCTCCTTCAGGACGGCCTCGTCCTTACGCATCTTGCCCCAGGCGGCCACGCCGACGGTAATGCGGTTCGGCGCGCCACCGAACTCGGCCTGGTGCATCTGGTCCATCCAACCCTGGATGCCATCCAAGATCGAGACGCCGGCATCGCCCCAGCGCGCGCCGGCGCCCAGAACGACGGTGTGGCCGGCGGCACGGCCGAAGTTGATGCTGACCGACGGGTAGTCGTCGCCCTCGATCGTCACCGCGCCGTCGATGATCGCCTTGGCGGCGAGCCACTCCCAGCGGCGCTCGATGGCCGTCCGGTGGTAGGCGAGGATGTCGGCCTTGATCGCGTCGTAGCGCGCCTGGGGCGTAACCTCCTGCGGGGACAGCAGCGCGCCCGGCCGCCGCGTGAGGGCGCGGGACGGCGTCACCGGGTCGGAGGGCTTCACGTAGGCCGGCCTGAAGCGGGCGACACGGCCACCCTCCTCGTAGATCGGGCGACCCTGCGCGAGCGGCGCCACGAACGGCGCGAGCTTGCGGCCGGCGCGCGGGATCTTCTCGAAGTCGATGTACTCGTCGGTGGAAGAGATCTCGTTCGGGAAGAGCAGGTCGAGCCAGTAGTTGGTCGGGGAATCGGTCTCCCGGTACACCCCGAGCAGGGTGTGGGTGTTCCAGAGCTCGTAGCGGTCGAACGCCATGACGGGTCTCCTGTCCTGGTCCTGGCGTCAGAGACGCTTGCGGATGATGATGTTGGTGGGGGTCGGCGAGCCTCGGAACGCCGCCGCGCGCTTGGCGTCGGTGTCGTAGTCGGCGTGCCACGTCAGGGCGTCCGGGTTCAGGTTGGCCTGACGGTAGATCGCGATGCGGTCGGTCTGGCCGGCCCCGGTCGCCACCGGCGCAGTGGTGACGCCGATCGGCACGACGGGGGTGCCGCTCGTCTGCGCGAGGACGAGGTTCCCGCCGCTGAGCCCGACCACCGAGAAGGCGGGCAGCACCGTGTTCGGGCCGACCGAGAAGTCTTCGGTGACCGGCTCCGGGATAGCGGAGTTGAACAGCTCCGCCTGGGCGAAGCCATCGTTCTGCTCGAAGGACGCAATGCCGGCGCCCGCATAGGGGATGTTGGTGACGGCCATCGCGGCCTCCTGTTCAGAAACTGCGGAAAGGACGCTCAGGCGGCCTTGGGCTTGGAGCCCGTGGCGGCGCGATAGTTGCCGACGATCCGGCTCGTCGGGTCACCGCTCTCGGTGGCCGGCACGTGAGACGCGATCGAGGTCTTCTCCTCGGACGCCACGAGCCGGTCGAAGCGCGCGGCGCGCGCCTGCTCGACGGTCTTGCCTTCGGCAAGCATGGTCGCGTCGAGGTCCGCCGGCAGCTTCGGATCCTTGCGACGTGCCAGGGCCACGAGGTTGCGGATCTCACCGGCCGCGCCGATGCGCTCCTTGGCCTGCGCCACGGTCACGCCCTCGGCGAGCAGCGTGGATGCCATGGCCGGCACACCGCCTTCGACACAGAGCTTGGCGATTTCGGCGGCGTCCGAGCGGGCCACCGTGGTGGTGCTCGCGGACGGAGCCTCGACGACAGCCGCGAGGGCGGCAGAGGGGTTCTGCGGGGGAGCGGCCTGCGGTGCCGCCGGTTCGTCAGCCATGGGGGTCTCCACTTGGCGTTGGGGAACGGCCGGCGCGGCCGCGGTGGGACGCGCGCGGTTGGTCCACGCGCGCCGGTCCGACAGGGCGACAAGGCGCTCCGGCGGGTGTTCGAAGAGGCGGTAGTCGAAGGCCGTGGGCTGCGGGTCCGGCCGCTGCTCGGCGCCTCGGGAGAGAACGCGGTCCGCGTAGCCGCCGGCGACGGCTTCCTCGGGGGTCATCCAGATCTCGGCCCGCATGTCGCTGCGAACGTCGTCGACGGCCTTGCCGGTCTTCTCGGCGTAGATTCCCGCCATGGCGGTCGCGAGCGCCGTGAGGGCAGTGATCTGCTTCTCGTGATCGTCGACCGTGCCGAACGTGAAGCCCGACGGGTCGTGGACCATCATCAGGGCGCCCGGCGACATCACGACGTCGTCGCCCGCCATGGCGATGACGGAAGCCGCCGACGCAGCGATGCCCTCGACGATGATCGTCTTCCGCCCCTGATGGGCGGCCACCGCCGCATGGATCGCGGCGCCCTCGGTCGCGATACCGCCCCCGCTGTTGAGGCGGATTGTGACATCCTGACCGCGCCCGACCTGCGCGAGCGCGAGGATGACGTCGGACGAGGTGAAGCACTCGTCCCAGTAGAGATCGCCGACCGTGCCCGAGAGCACGATCTCGTTCCCGCTGACCAGCACGGTCATGGCGGCTCCTGTCGAGGCTAGGACTGCTCGGGGACCGAGGTGGCCGGCTCAGGCGCCGGGTCGTCGGTGGGCGCGTCGAGCTTCGTCGCCCGCCGGCCATCGCTGGTGTAGGAGAGGCCGAAGTCGTCGGCGCGGTCGTTGTCGGCCTTGTTCTCGGCGTCGATGGCCTCGGCGTCGTACCCGCCTTCCGCCACCTTCTGAGTCCGGGACGAGAAACCCGCCTGGACCTCCATCGCCTTGCCCTGCACGTCCTGCACAGGGTGGATGTAAGGCCACGCCTGCGGGATCCACTTGACCGCCGCTGCCTGGGCCCGGGTCATGCCGGGCGGCAGCTTCAGCGAGCCGGCCAGGAGCGCCAGATCGAACCAGCGATTCCAGACAGGGCGGCAGAACTGGAACACCACCAAGTGGTGCTGCCAGCCCTCGACCGCGCGGCGGAAATCGTTCAGGGCGGCGCGCAGGGTTCGGTCGTTCAGCTGGCTGTAGTCGCCGCTCAGAAGCTCGTAGAGCAGACCCAAGGCGGCCGCGACCTGGCGCTTGGCCTCGCGGACGAAGATCTCGAAATTCGGCCCGACGTCCGGCGGCTCGGAGAAGGTGATGTCCTCGCCGTCGGCCAGGACCTGCAGCGTGCCCGGGTCGAAGGCGACGGTGCCGACGCCCTCTTCATCCGGCGGATCGGCGCCGAGAGGACCACCGCCCGGCAGACCGTTCTCTTCCTCCAGCTTCCGCTTGATGAAGCCGACGAGCCGCGCAGCATTCTTCTTCCGCACAAGCTCGGCGTCGAAGTAGCCGTCGAAGTCGTAGAGGGTCCGCAGCGCCCGGGCGAGCCACGGTTCGCCGCGGTCCTGCCCGGCGCGCTGAGCCCGATACAGGTGGCAGATGTCGGCGGCGGGCACGAGGACGGGGTCGAGGGACCCGGCGCCGACGATGCCGTCGCCAGGATGTTCCCGGTAGAGCCAGAACCCGACCCGGGCACCGATCGCGTCGTACTGGATCCCCTGCCGAACGCGGGACGTTGCGTCCGTCTTGAGGTGGTCGCAGTGTTCACCCTCAAGCACCTGGAGCTGCAGCGGCACCGGCAGGCCGTCCGTCAACAGACGGGTACGAAGGCGGGTGAAGGTCTCGCCCCCCTCGACCATGCCGCGCACAGCCAGCGCCTGCAGCCCATAGAAGTCGTGGGCGCCGACGCTGTCCGCTTGGTCCGTCCATTCCAGCCAGAGCGCCTGGACACTAGCCCGGAAGGCGGCGTCCTCCTGCTTGACCTGCTTAGCCCGGGCTTTCGTGAGGCCGGCCGTCGGGCGCGCTGCTGTGCTGCGCGGGACGATCCCGGTGCCGACGATGTTCGACGTCAGCTTGTCGATCGCCGCGCCGGCGTAGGGGGTCTTGCGGGCCTGATCGCGGCTCTTACGGCGCAGCTCGTCGAGCGAGTAGATGATCGCGGCGTTCGGCCCCCAGCCGCCGACCCGCCACGCCCGCGACCGCCGACCAGTGCCGCCGGCGACGTCGTAAGGCGTGGAATCGGTCGCCGGAAATGCCCCGACGGGCAGATCCATCGGCACCGGCTCGATGTACTGTGCGGTGCCCTTCACGCGGAAGCGGGCGCCGTGATTGGAGCGCGAAACTACCACCCGCTGCGCCCGACAATCACGATGCGGCGGGTCTGACGCGGCGAGAGGGGGCTGATCTCTGCCTCCAGATCGCGGATCGACTTTTCGAGATCTGCGCGTGCCATGCGCATCTCGGGGTAGGTGCGGTTCTGGACGGTCCCGGTATCGGCATCCTCAAGTCGGAGGATGCCGCTGGCCATGCTGTTCTTGAGCTGTCGGAGCTGCTCTCTGAGCGCGGCGAGTTGCTGCTCCGGTGTGACGACCGGGATGGGAGACGGATCGTCGGCCATGCTCACCTCACCGACGATTCGTTACGCGGCTGCGCCGCACGGAGCGGCGCTGCTGGTCCCGAGCGGCCAGCGTGTTGGCTGCGATCACCGGCGTGGGCACCGGCGCTTCCTGTTCAGGCGACGGCTTCCGCTCGATCCCGAGCATGGCCTCAAGGTCCCGCCAGTGCGCCTCGCGCCACCGGTCCCAGCCGCGCATCGCGGCGAGCCCGCGGGCGTAGTTCGCGCAGTCCAGCCACTCGTTGCGGCGGCCGCCGATCGGCACCCACTCGCGCCGCGTGCGACCGCGGTTCGTGCTGACGACGAGTTCCTCTGCCGTCAGCTGCCTCACGCCGTCTTCGGTGACGTCGCGCGGCAGGTGGACGAACCCAGCCGGGAACGCCTCGCCGCCCGGCGGGCGCTGAAGCGCGAGGCAGCCCATCAGCTCCTGCTTGGCGAACGAGACACCGACCCGGACCGTCTTCAGCCCGCGCCGGAGCTTCTTGCCCGCGGCGTTCGCATCCTTCGCGCCGACGCCGAGGAAGGCGCCCGCGTAGCTGTCGGCGCCGTCGATCGCGTGGACGTTGCCGCGGCCGGCCTGGGACCGGACGAAGGCGTAGACCTCGGCCGTGAAGGCGCCGGAGTCGATGCCCCAGTCTCGCACCGCCATCGGCGTGCCGGTCTCGTGCTCCCAGGTCTCGTCGAACATGGCCGCGAGGTCGTTCCAGACCTGCGCGCGCCCGGTGTCGCCCGGCAGCACCCGATGCTCGACCAGCCACCGCTCGCGGTTCCGACCGAAGCCCCAGACGCTGACCTCGATCCGATCCTTCTGAACGTCGGCGCCGGCAAACAGGATCAGCGCGCCGCGCGAGACCGTCCCGCTCAGGTAGCTGTCGCGCCGCGCGTAGACGTCCTGCCATTCCGGCGTGTCCGCGCCCTCTTTCCAGGTGCGGGCCAGCTGGGTGTTGAAGAACGTCCGCAAGGCTTCCGGCCCTCGGCGCAGCGCCCGCGCGAACTTGGCCACCGTCTTCGTGATCGTCTGCTTCGGCGCGTAGAGCTTTGAGGCCACGCCGCCGGCATGCTCGTTCGAGACCGCCTCGGCGCTGCAGTGCGCGCATAGGGCGCGCCGGACACCGTGCGCTTCAGGCGCCCATCGCTCCGGGGTCTGGTGCTCGCCGCAGCAGGTGAAGGGGCGTGTCTGCCGCCACTCGACCTTGCGCAAAGCAATGAGGCGGTGGGCCTCGCTCCAGGGCTCCTCGCAGCCGACGCACTCGTACCGCGCGGTCTCGGGCAGGATCCGGTCCTGCGCGTCCTTGTCGAACTTGACCCGATCCCACTCCATAGACTGCCATGTGCCGCAGCCCGGGTGCGGGCAGCAGACGTAGGCGCGGCGCTGGTCGCTCTCGTCGTAGGCCGCCTCGATCGCGCTGCGGCCGGCGATGGTCGGCGAGCAGGTCTGGACAGTCAGCGCGTTGGCCTCGAACTCGGCCTGGCGCTCCACCGCCAGATCAATCGGCGGGCCTTCGCCGCCGGCCGAAGCCGGGAACTTGTCGATCTCGTCGCACATCAGCAACCGGATCGGCCGCATGGCGAGGTTGGTCGGGCTGTTCGCGCCCACGAGCGTGATGTGCCCGCCGGGGAACTGTTTGTGGGTCAGCGTCGCGCTGGCATCCGTGGCCTTGGCCTCGCCGAACAGCTCGCGCAGCTTCTTGCTGTCCCGGATCATCGGGGCGAGCCGGTCCTTCGAGAAGGTCTCGGCCGCGTCGTCCTTCGGCAGCACCACGAGGATCGGGCTCGGGTCGAGGTGCACGAAGCGCCCGATGATGTTCTCGATCACCGTCGTCTTGAGCAGCTGGGTGCACGCCATCAGCGTCAGGGTGCGCACGCCCGGCTCGGTCGCCCAGAGCATCGGGCCGCGGGCGACCTCGACGCGCGAGACGACGAACCGCCCGCCGTTGGACGATTCCTTGCTCAGCTTCCGAAAGCGCTCCGCCCAGTCCACCACGTCGAGGTTCGGCGGCGGGGTCATCCCGCGCCGCCACGACCTCGCGAGGCTGGAGGTGTCAGCCGAACTCGACGTCGGGCTCACCAAGTTCGGCGAGATGCTTTCGGACATAGGCGGTCAGGATCGGCGTCAGCATCCGGGCATCGATCCCCAGCTCGTCGGCCATCTCGATGGCGACGCGAGCCGGCCACGTCATCCAGGCGTCCCGAAGATCGCGGGCCGTGTCGAAGAACAGCGCCTCGGCAGCGGCGCGATCGACGAGGCGCTTGTCGTTCTTCAGGACCTCCTGCCGGCGGAAGAGGCCGAGGAAATTCTCCTTGCGCCGCACCGCCTCGCTGAGCGGCAGGTCCTGAGCGTCGGGGTCGTAGGCGGGTGGCTCGTCGTCCAGCTCGGCCGGGCGAAGCGCTGGTGCCGGCGGTTGCGGGGTGGCGGCCGCTGACTTCGGCGCCGGGCGCTCCCGCGGGTCGGGCTCTTCCTTCGGTACGGCGCGGACCGGCCGGTGCGTGGTGCCGCCGCGATAGTTCACCGGGCGCTGGTCGAGGTTCCACTCGGTCGCCTCGACGTCGACGAGGCCCGCTGCGGTCAGGGCGAGCAGGCCCGAGGCCTTCCACACCGTGACGGTCTTCTTCGAGACGCCGCGCATCCGGGCGAACTCGGCCTGGGTGACGGCCTTCTGAGCCTCCGCCATGGGGCGTTACCTCGTTACCCTTGGTAACGGTTACCGGGTTTTCGACCCTTGGCGCTAGGAAGAGGCCGCGCCTCTACAGCCCGTCTTTCCGCCGAACCGGCAGGGTCCCTCAACGTGGCAGGGTCTGGCAGCCTGCCGCCCTATCGCGGCCGTTTGCCCGAGGGTGTCACCCTCCCGCTCATCCGCCGGGCCATGGCCTCGACGTCCTCCACCGTGGTGCGGATCACCGTGCGGGTCGCAGGTGCGATGGCGCCAGGCTGTCCCCGCAGAGTGGAGCGGATAGCGCTCCCGATAGCTATGCGTCGCTCTGAGCAGCGGCAGGCCATCATCGCACACCGGTCAGGGCCTCACCCACCATGTCGAGCCAGAGCACGAGGCCTGCGGTCATGACGGCGTGGCAGAGGTTGGCGTAGGCGATGAGGCGGGGATCGGGCATCGCGGATCCCGTGATGGTTGCCGAGCGCGGATTCGAACCGCGGACCTCCAGGGTATGAACCTGGCGAGCTACCGGACTGCTCCACTCGACGTCGAACCGAATTTGGGGGGAATACCGGCGTTGAGCCTCGAACCGAAGTTCGTGGGCCGGGTCCGATGGACACATCCCGCAAGGGGCAGTCGGGGCGGCCCAGGGCTCGCACACACCGGATATCCTGAGCGGAAAGATGCATGCGTGATTCGGCAAGTCAATGGCCTCAGATCACGCGGCCTCAAGTTTCGTTTGGTCTATCCACGCCGGAATGGTCCCGCCCATGACGTTCAGGCCGACTTTCACCCGGCCTTTGCGCGGATCGACCTCCTCGACCTTGCCGCTGAACAGCGCGAACGGTCCCTCGGTAGCCCTGACCATGTCGCCGACGCCGAAGAGCATCTGCATGACCTCGTCCACGGCCTGATCGTCCTGACGGTGCCCGGTGATGTGGTCGGCGAAGCGCTGCATCAGGAGCGCTGAGACGCGCAGCGGCCGGGTTTCCGCGGCGAGCCACTCGCGATCGATCCAGACTCGTGCTTCCTCGCCCTCGCACCAGACCTCGCGGAGACCGGTCAACGCCCGCAGGCTGTCCCTGAGATCCTCGCCGAGATGCCCCGCGCCGTGCGGATCCGTCGGGATGCCCACGAACATCAGGCGACGCAGCACCGGCACTTGGGCGATGCGAGCCTTGCCGCGGTCCTCGTCGACCAGCCGCTCTTCCTGACGCGCCTCGAACACTGGGAGGCCAACTTCACGCAACCGGGCGGCGCAGCGCGCAGCGCGCGCCGGATCGGACCGCACCACGGCCCAGTCGTGTAGCTCGCCGACCTCGAAGCGCTCGGTCTTCTTCCGGGCCCGGACACGCGCCGGTGTCGGCAGGGCTGTTCGATTGGCGGACTTGATGCGTGCCATCCGCCGCTTGCGCGCGGCGCGGCTGGCCTTCCGCTTCTTCGCCAGAGCCTTGGTCTGGCGGGCGGTCTGCTGAAGGTCACTCATCCTCGGCGGCCTCTCTCGGGGTCGCCGCGGTCACGGTCGGGTATGCGCAGGAGCCAAGATACGCGTCGGCCGGTCCGAGGCAAGCGCTCGCTCGGCTCTCCAAACCGGTTGTCGGTTGTCCGCGCGTATAAAGACCCCCTACGCGTGTTCGCATATGTTCCAAGACATAGCTTTTTTAACTGACAACTGACAACTGAAGAAATATATATGTGTTTATTTGCACTTAGCGGTGTCAGGCATAAGCCCGCCAACCGATCGGTTGTCACGGACGACCGATTTTCGCAGATCGGTCGTCAGGCTGCCAACCGGCGGTCGTCAGGACCGGTTGTCAGGTGAAAACCGCAGGGGAAAAGGGACAGAAATTGGCCGATCTCATCACGCGCCAGGAGGCGTGCAAGCGCCTGACCCGGGCCGCGATCGCTGTGTTCGTCCGCGGCGACGAGCCGTTGATGGCTCACCTCGCCGTTCAAGCGGCTTTGCGCGTTTGCCGTGATGTGGTTCGAGCCCGAGACCCGTCAGAGGATCAGTTCGGGAAGTTGATACGCCCCGAGATGGAAAGAGAGTTTTGGAAGCATCATGCCAAGATCGCAAACTTTCTGAAGCACGCGGAGCGCGATCCAAGCCAAACGCTAGATGTCTCTAACATCAATGCTCTAAATGAGCATATAATATTCATGTGCTGTGGGTACTACTGGGACGCCTTTCCCGGGAAGGTCGACGTTGTAATGTGGACGTTCGCTCAGTGGTACAAAAAGAAGCACCCAGAAGCACAAGAGGACAACCAAGGTCGAAGCGATGCTTCAGACGCGTTCGCCACCGAAGAGCGGGCTTGGAGCATGCTGCAGACGGCTTGTAGCTTGGGACCAACCGAATTGGCTCAGATGGCCGAAGCCTCACCAAAGTTCGACTGGTAGCTACAGCACGCGGTACCACACCGTCGGCGTGCCTCCCTTCTCGGGCACGACCTTCTCGATCGTGATGTGCTCGGCCTCGGCCAGCGCCTTCACGACGTCGATCAGGTCCCGGTTCTTGACCCGATGGTTCAGGCGCCGGAGCAGGTCGCGGTGCTTCATGCGGCCGCCGGCTTCGCGGATCGCGCGGCGCACCGCGTTCGCCGTCGACTGGTTCTCGCTGTCGGCGATGTGCTCGGTGCCCCCGCGCTGCAGGCTGCGAGCACACCACATCGCGAAGCCCCGGGCCCAGCGCAGCGCCTCGGCCGTCACGACCGGTCGCTCGACGTTCTCGCCGATCGCCAGGATGGTCGCGATGCGCACCGAGGTCTCGGCGACACGGGCATAGAACGCCTGCGCCAACGCGTCGCCGTCGCACAGCCGATTGATCTCCTCCACGAGGTCGGCGAACTCGGCCTCCGCTCCCGGGCCCCACGGCACCCGGTAGACGGGCGGCGGATGGTCGGACAGCTGCAGCTGCGTGAACGCCATCGGGCCGGCACGGTTCGGGATCGCCCCGAGCTGGGCGGCGAGACTATCGGGGATGGTGTGGTCCTGAAGGCGCGGCGTCCTGTCCTTGGGCCGCTTGCGGGTCTCGACGACGAGGAGCCGGTTCAGCACGCCGTTCGACGTGTCGCCGCCCTCCAGGGCGCCGTAGAACTCCTCCGGTGTCGACACCCCATAGATCGACAGCGCGGGGGCCAGGATGACCTGAGCCGCCCGGCCAGCCCATTCCGGCGTGGGCATTGGCTTGAACGAAGAGCCCCAGGCGGTGCGCAGCACGCCCGAGATCGCACCCTCGAAGCCCGAGGCGCGGCGCGAGTTAATCCGCTTCAGGAACGAGCCGAACTCATCCATCGCGCAGACCGACAGCGGCGCGCGCCCCAGGAAGTTGATCACGGCCGGCATCGAGATGAACTGCCCGGGGCCGATCATATGCGTGCAACCCGCGGCGGCCATCGCCGCCAGCACCTGCTGGAGGGCGTGGTCCTTGCCGGCGCCGGTCGGCGCGAGGCCGACGACGTAGAGGTGCGTGCCCGAACCCGTCGGGCCGGCGACATGGCGCCCAGCCAGCGTTCCGATGACCGTCAGGGCCGCCCCGATGGCGAGGGCACGCTGCGGCCGGCGCGCGGTGTCGCACATGTGGTCGGCCAGCGCGCCGACGAGCCCGGGCGGCCGGGCCAGATCGCGGGGCAGTTCGCCGAGGTCCGGATCCGGCGCCTCGACGATCTGGCCGGTCTCGGCGTTCGCCAGCGTTCCGTCGGGCGCCTCAATGATCTCAGCCGCCAGCAGCCCGGCGGCGATCTCCGCGCCGCGACCGTCGTCCTCGGCCCAGCCGAAGGCCGCAGGATCGCTTCCGAGGCGGCCGCACAGCCAGAACGCCGCTCCCCGGGCGTCCGGCGCGCCGCCGTACTGGATGACGAGGTCGACCGGCGTGCGCCGCCCCTGGCGGCCGTCGCCCATGTCGTGCACGCCGAAGTCGACGCAGCCGTTGGGCGCGATCGACAGATCCTCCTCGAGATCCCGGCCGAGGTCGCGCGAGCTCACGCGGTACGCGCCGGTCCCGGGCTGCGGCCGCGCTGCGGTCCCGAACAGCTCCGGCACCCAGGCCGAGAGCCGTCCCAGCGCCGCGGTGTTCACGTCGCGGAAGAACGGGGAGCCCTCTCCAGCACCGGGAGAGGGCGTCGGCACCAGCGTTACGGCTGCGCGCGGCTCCGGGGCTGGCGGCGCCGTCTCGGCCTTCCACGCCGCGACGCGATCCTGGAGCGCCGTGAGTGTCAAGGGCGCCGGCAGGATGTCCTCGGGCGTCCCGTCGAGGTGCCAGCCTGTGATGGTGAGGTAGCGTAGGCTGCCGTAGATCTCGACGTGGCACGGGTCGGACTTGAGCGTTTTCTCGACCTTGCCGCGCCAGATCAGCCTGAGGCCGGTCCCAGACGGGCTGATCTCGGTGTAGGTCTCGGCGAGCTCGATGATCGCCTGGGCCCAGGGCTCGAGGTGCCCCGTCGTCGGATCCCGCACCTTGTCGAGATCGGCGCCGGTGAGATCGTCGTCCTCGGACAGCACGTAGCCGATCCCGGGCAGCCCCTTGCGCTCGGCGTAGTCGCAGGCCTGCCGATAGGTGCCCCAGGTCGACGGCTTCGAGTGGCTCGCCCCGAAGCCGGTGATCGGCGAGACCGGGGGCTTGGTCATCCGGCCGTTGCGCTCCTCGTAGCGCCACGCCACCCACTGCCGGCGGCGCTTGAGCTCTTCGAGTGCCGGGTAGCTCGGCAGGTTAGCGAAGTCGCACAGGGCCGGGACGGCGCTCGGCTCGAAGGTCCAGGGCAGGACGGCCATCAGGCAGCCTCCTCTTGGGACTGGATCTCCTCGGTGCTCAGCTGGCCATAGATCGCCTCACCGAATCCGTCCCGCACGATGCCGCGGCCGACCTCGCGGCGAATCGAGTCGCCGAAGCCGAGCACCATGGTCCGGCAGAACTCGGTCCATTCTTTCGGCGTCAGGGCGGCGAGATCGGTGCGCCCGATCGCATCGAGGTACGCTCCGGCCATCTGTCCGGCGGCGACGAGCGCCCGTCCTTCGTATTCGTCGAACTGCCGGTTGGTCATGGCGTAGGCCTTCATCCCGTAGCCGCCGTCGGCGCAATGCTGGCACATCCAGCCGATCCGGCGCTCAGAGCCGACACCGAGCCCATCGGCCCGGCGGCGGCACACGAAACAGACATCGCGGTTGCCGAGGGACTTCATGCCGCCTCGGCTGGCAGCACGGCGCGCGGGGACCAACCGGTCGCCGTCGCGAAGTGGTAGCCAACCACCTCCCAGAACTTGCCCTGCTGCCGGACCTGGATCTGATGGGGCCAGACTAGGTCGTCGGCGCGCGCGAGCGCCTCGGCGACGGTCTCCGGCGGCTCGCCGCCGCCCATCCGGCGCCACCAGTCGTGCGCCTTGCGGCGCGCGCCGCCCTCGTGTTCCAGGCAGCACCAGACCCGGTGCGTGCGGATCCCGCAGTGGAACTCGGTCCGAAGGCTGTCGGGCGCCCCGGGCTTCGTGTGCCTGGCGAAGGTCACCTCGGTAACGTCGTGCCAGGGCGGGGGCTCGCTCGACAGGATCGAGCTCTCCGCATCGGCCGAGGCTTGGTGCTTCGGCGTTTCGTCCCGGGGCCAATCGTCGCCGCACACCGTGCAGGACCGGGCGTTGAGGGCCATCAGGCTCTCGCAGTTCGGGCAGGACTTAGCCCGGACCTGATCGACCTCGGCGCCCGCCGGGCGGCCGCGGTCCGGCTTGCTCTCGACCGCGATGGCGTCGACCGGCCCGTGGCGCCGGACGTTACCGGCGTAGTCCAGGACGAGGCAGTCGGCCTTCCCCGGCGCCAGTCGCGTTCCGCGCCCGACGATCTGCACGTAGAGGCCGACCGAGAGCGTGGGCCGCAGCATCCCGACGAGGTCGACGCCTGGCGCGTCGAAGCCGGTCGTCAGTACGCTGCAGTTCGTCAGGCAGCGGATCCGGCCCTCGCGAAAGTCGCGGACGAGCCGGTCGCGCTCGCCGGCCGGCGTGTCACCGCTCACCATCTCGCAGGAGATGCCGCGGGCGCGCACCGCGTCCCGGAGGTGAGCGGCGTGCTCCACGCCCGAGCCGAACAGCAGCCAGGACCGGCGATGCTCGCCCAGCCGCACGAGTTCCGCGACCGCGGCCTCGGTCACGTCCGATCGGTCGACGGCCGCCTCGAGACTGCCGGCGACGAACTCGCCGCCGCGCCGCGCGACACCCGACACATCGAGGGTCGTGGTCGTGGCCCGGCTCACGAGGGGCGAGAGGTAGCCGTCGGCGATCCCGCGGCCGATGCCGTAGGAGAACACGATCTCCGAGAAGAGCCGCTCGTCGCCCTCGTCGAGCCGCCCGGAATCCAGGCGGTACGGCGTCGCCGTGAAGCCGGCCACGCGCAGGTCCGGCACCTGGGCGCGCAGGTCGTCGAGCAACCGCCGGTACATGCCGTCGCCCGCACGAGGCACGAGGTGCGCCTCGTCGATCAGAACGAGGTCGCGCGGGCCGAGCCGCGCGGCATCGCGATGCACGGACTGGATTGAGGCGAACACGATGCGGGAGCGCCAGTCCCGCCGACCCAGGCCGGCCGAGTTGATGCCGAGCGGCGCGCCGGGCCAGATCCGCATGAGCGCCTTGGCGTTCTGCTCGACCAGTTCCTTGACGTGCACGAGCACCAGCACGCGCATATCGGGCCAGCGCGTCAGGATCTCGCGGATCAGCACGGCCACCATGACGGACTTGCCGGTGCCGGTCGCGGCTTCGGCCAGCGGGTTGTCGCCGCCGCCGGCCCAGTAGCCGAGCACGGCGTCGACCGCCTCGCGCTGATAGGGGCGAAGGTCGATCATGCCTCGCCTCCATCGGCCAGGGCGTCGGCGGCGATCTCCAGGATCGTCTGCAGGCGCGTCTCGTCGGGCGAGGCTTCCTCGGCGATCTCGCGGATCTGGCGCAGCGCCTGCGCGTAGACGTCGGCTTGCGTCGGGGCGCTCATGGCGCCACCCGGAAGCTCTGCGCGTTGCCGTCTGCGAAAAGGCCGGCGTCGCAGGGCACCAGGGCGCCGATCTTGATCGCCTGCTCCGCCGAAGCCGGGCCGCACGTCTTGCCGCTCGGCTCGAACCACCAGAGCAGGACGTCACGCTCATCGCCGATTGCCCGGGGCCGATATCCTCGGCACAGCGTCTCGCCGGAGCGGCAGCGATCAATCACCTTGGTGACGCGCTGCGGGATCTTGGGCTCCTTCTTCTTGCTCATGCTGCCCTCCCACCGTCGACCCACGTCGCGCCGTCCGGCATCCGATAGGTGACCGTCCCGGCATCCGGGTCGGCATCGACCTGCTGCCCAGGCACGAGGTCAGGGATGAAGCGGTGATCCGGGCAGCCGGCCTGCATGTTGTCGTAGGTCAGCGCGTAGCCGTGCATCGCGCAGGTCCACCGCGGCCCGTCGTGGAGCGTGGCCGCCATGCAGGTCCGGCAGGTGCGCCGCGCGAACGCGCCCTCGTGGCAGATCGCCAGCGCCGGGCAGAACCTGCACTCCAAGGCGCCCTTGGCGGTGGGGTCGGCGTGCAGGCGTACCGGCGGCCGCTCGGCGGCTACGATCCGCTCCACGCGCGCGACCAAGCCGAGGCAGAACGCCGGATCGTACTCGACCCGCTCGGCGTGGATCGTGTCGTCGTTCTTGTTGGCGACGAGGTACAGGCCGCGGCGCAGGCCGAGGGCATGCATGTAGAGCTGCAGCTGAGCGTGATGCTCCGGCTTCGTCTCGCGGATCGAACCCTTCGTGATCGCCTTGAACGAGCGATCGTTGGCCGACTTGCACTCCACCGCGTGCGGCGTCGTCGGCGCCTCGGGCAGGCCAGTGGCGACGCCGTCCAGCTTGCCCCGCAGATGGCCGCCCGCAAGATCGACGCGGAACTGCCGCCCGGTCGACGGGTCGATCCGTTGCACGTCGCAGCCGATCAGCAGCAGCATGTCGAGGAGCCGGCCCTCGTAGAGTTCGCCGGTCTCGAAGCGGCGTTGCCTTTCCCCGGTCGCGGCCTCCGGCTGAGCGGCCCAGCGGAATGCGTACCAGAGGTGGCGGTCGCAGGCGTGGATCACGCCCGACATCGGCACGCCGGCGCTGTCTCCGGTCCGCGCATTGCGCACGTAGACCTCGTCAATCGCGAGGACGGTGTGCGCGAGGGGTTGAGGTAGCGGCGCCATCAGCGGGCGCCATTGAACGGCAAGGGGGTAGCGTTCATCGTCCGCGTGCTCCGCGCGATGTGATGTCGTCAGGGGCGGATGGGCGGCCGGTGCGATCTTGGCGGAGAGGACCGGCCGCCCGGCAGCACTAGAACGGCGGGTCGCCGGCGACCGGGCGCGCTGCCGCGCCGTTGCCCCAGGGCCGGGCCGGCCGGGCCGCAGCGGCCTGGGCCGCCGGAGCCGGGCGGGCGGCGCTACCCTGGGCCGCCACGACGGTCGTGCCGTTCTTCGGCTTGTAGCGCTTCACGCCGTTGCGGGCGTCGTAGGTCTGCCCGTTGACCTCGCGCGCGGGCTCGATCTTGAGCGTCGCCACGAACGGCCGGAAGTGCAGGTCCTCGCTGTCGGTGATCGGACCGACGCCGCAGGCCGAGCAGAGATCCGCCAGGGCCCGGTGCGCGATCTGCTGCGCCTGCGGGTTGTTGTTGCGGATGTTGAGGTTGTCCCAGACGCGGCGGTTGGCGAACTGGCCCTCCGTCACCTCGAGGGTGAGTTTCAGCATGTCGCCGCCCGACTTGGTCTGCACGACCTCGCTTTCGATGACCTGGCAGACGTAGTCGCCCGCCGGCATCGGCTCGAAGCTGCGCTCGTCCTCGGGGACCTGGGACGGATCGAAGGTGTTGCCGAGATGTGCCATGGTCGCCTCACGCAGCTTTCGCCGCGGCATCCGCGGCCGGGATTGCAGGGAAGAACGGGGCGAGCGCGGCGAAGCCGCCGCCCGGCTCGTACTGGATCTTCTCGGGGAGGCCATAGCGGTTGCCGGCGGCGTAGGCGGGACGCGAGGTGGCGTGCATGTAGACCATGCGGCCCCCGTCGGCCCGGGCCCGGACCTTGTTGAAGCCGCTGTCCTCGGTCTTGATCGTGACGTCGGGCTTCAGCAGCAGGACGACGTCGACCTCACGCTTCAGGAAGTCGCGCGCCTTGTCGTGCAGGTCGATGTCGTAGCGCGAGTAGCCGACCGTCTCTGGGTCGTCGAAGCGCTCGATCTTCGAGTGCGCGATCAGGACGATCGCCATGCCGCGGTCGCGGCGCAGCGCGTTCAACCCGTCGAGCACCTCCTGCCAGACGTTCAGGGCGTAGACGTAGCCCTTGCCGTAGCCGAAGTCCTCGATCCGCTTCTTCTTGTTCCCCTTGTCGTCGCCGCGCTCGCCGGTCTCGGCCCAGATGATGGGCTGCAGGGCGGTGATGCTGTCGAGCACGACCGTGCGGAAGTCGTGCTCCCGCTCGTAGAGCTGGCCGATCGCCGACATCAGCTCCTCGAAGCTCTCGATCTTGCCGAGCGTCGAGATGTCGAGGATGCCTTCGCCCTCCTCGGTCTGCAGATAGACCGGGTTCGGGAACTCGGAGGCCAGCGTCGTCTTGCCGGCCTTCTCGGGTCCGTAGAGCAGGACCGCCGGCGGCCGTGGCCGCTTCTTCTGCGTGAGGGTGTCCCAGGATATTGCCACTCGCGTTCTCCATCGTCGTCGCCACTGTCACACCGCGTAAGGCGGGCCCGGGGGCACCCGAGAGCTGACAGGGAGTGGCGACCTGACCGCCCGTCGGCGGCGCTTCGGGTGCCCCTCGGTATTCGCTAGGCGGCCAGCTCGGGGGAGGCGCGTCGCGCGGCCTCCCCGTCGCCGGCGCATCCCGACCGCGCCGCGGTCTGGGAAGGGGTGATGAGTGTCGCGGCGCCAAACGCGGCGATCAGCGCGGCGTCGGCCCGGTTGTGATCCTTCTTCCGCTCGAAGCGGTCGGCGCTGGCCGGGAACAGCCGGATCGCGAGCGCGCGGGCGGCTTCCTCACCGCCAGCCGTCTTGCCGGGGATCCGGAAGTGCTTTTTCCAGGTGCCGGGCACCACGAGGTGCATCGGGACGCCAGCGGCTTCGATCGCGGCCCGAGCGGCGCCGTAGGCCATGCCGAGCTTGAATGACGCGATGGAGCCGTTCTTCGGCATCGCATGGACCTGCTCGATGACGGCCAGCGTCGGGCCCATCTGGGCGATCCGCCGACGGAGCTGGCCGGTATCGACCTCTCCGTTGACGACCGGCATGTCCTCGACGGCGACGCGGTCGGGCGCGCTCGGAAAGAAGAACGCGATGCCGCCGGTGAGACCGGGATCGATCGCCAGGATGCACGGCTCGCTCATCGCGCACGCTCCCCGCACCAGTCGGCCCAGCGGTAGATCCGGTCGGTGCCGCGGCTGAAGCTGCCGGCGAGGCTCCGGAGGAATGCCTCGCATCCCGCGAAGAAGGTGCGCCGGGCACCGTTGACGGCTGTACTCACGCGCCTTTCTCCAGCTTGGCGAGCCGCGCCTCGCGGGCGGCGATCTCCGCCTTGAGGCGGGCGGCTTCTTCTGCTCGGTGGGCGGCGTCGAGCCACGCCGGAGCGCGCTCGATCGTGGCCGCCAAGAACTCGGGCCCGTAGGCGAGCCACAGCCGCGTGTAGTGGGCGACGCTCGGCGCCGAGCCGCGGTCCAGCCACTTCTGCACGGTGCCGGCCGGAACGCCGGTGTCGGCCGCGACGTGATCGGGGGTCTTCGACGGATACCGCTGCCGCAGGAATGCGATCACGCGGTCTCCGACATCTGTCCGAGAGCAGGAGTCACTGCGCCGACGAACGGCAGGAACATGACTCGCGGTCGAGGAAGCTTGTCTCACGGTTTTCTCCGATGCTTTGGGCATCGAGAGGCCACCGAGTGAGGAGGGACAGAGCGCGGATGTGGTCACGCCGCGAACCTTTCGAAGGACACGACATCGCGGACGCCGGAGCCTGGCAGCACAGGGCGGACGCGAAGATTGAGAGCAACGCACGCGGGCCCGATCATTCGGGCGCCGCGGCGCGCCTCGGCCGCGCGGGAGGAGATCGCGAGGCGAGAGGATGAGAAGCGGCCGCGCATCAGCGCGCGCCCCGATAGGCGGGCGGCTTCGTTGCGGCCCAGAGCGCAACAGCCAGCTCGACGGCATCGCCCTTCATAACCGCGGCCGGCAGCATCACTGCGTCGACGCGGCGGCAGGCGTGCAGGATCGTCGTATGGTCACGGCCGCCGAGGAAGCGGCCGGACTCAGGCAGGCTCTTGCCGGCCCGGTTGACCAGCAGCCACGCCGCGATCTGGCGAGCCCGCACGATCACCTGGACGCGCGACGGTCCCTTGATGTCGGCCTGCTTCAGGCCGGTGACCTCCGCCACGATCCGCAGACAGTCCGTGCCGCGCAGGCTGGCGCGGCCGTCGCGCTGCGCCCTGGTCGCCGGAAGCGCCGTCGGCGCGACTGCTACGATCTGCTCGACTGGCTTCGGATCGGGCTTGGCGTATCCGGGCTCAATCAGCTCCCGCGAGGCGACGTCGTCCGCCCGCGGCGGCATCATCATGACGATCTTCACCGGCTCGTGACGGGGCGCCGGCGCGGGGCGCGGCGCGAACATGCGCGCCCGCAGCTCGGCGGCATCCCGGCGCATCTGCCGGGCGTCCGTGTATTCGCGGACCGGGAGCGGGGCGCCACCGGTCATCACGCGAACATCCAACAGCCGCCGACGATGCCGGGAAGGCAGCAGGCCATGATGATCGGCCGGAAACCGAGGAAGCTGCAGGCGCCGAGGGCGGCGGAACAGACGAACGGGAGAGCGAGGACGGTCATGCCGGAATGGCCTCAAGCGTCGGGCGCTCGATACCGGCGGGCCAGCTGACATGAGCAGGCCAGTTCCGCGAAAAGAACAGCATCGCGCTCTCGTATCGGCCGAGGAAGAGGTCTCGGCCGCCCTCGAGTGCGTCCAGCTTGTTCGTGTCCTGGAAGAGCCGCCAGCTGACGGTGGTGCGCTCCAATCCGAGCGCCTCCCCGTAGAGACTAGCCAGCCTGAGGATCTTTTCGCGTCCGGTCATCGGGACCCCGAGAGTTCGGTCCCGCCAATATCGGTATTTCTACCGCGACTGTCAACGGCCTTTTTACCGCTCGAAGATGGGCGTGGCCGCGGGCATTCTACCGCTATGGAACTGCAAGAGATTTTGGCCCGCATCGAGCACCGACTCGAGGTGGTGGGCCTGAGTGAAAGCGCCGCCGCAAAGCAGGCCGGCAAGCCGGACGCCATACGCAATCTTCGTCGCGCGCTGGAAAAGACCGGCCGTCAGGGTGTGAGCACCGCGACGCTCAACGCTCTCGCGCCGATCCTGCGGACCACAACGGAGTGGCTTCTCGCAGGCGCGGGAGCTGAGGAACGAGAGGCCGCAGGCTCTGCTGCCGCCACTGAACATCGCCTGGCCGGTACAGCCTCAACGCATTCGGACGCTTCAGCCGTGCTGTCCAAGCTCCGGCTCGTGAAGGCGACTTACGCCGGCTTGGTCGAGGCGGGGTCGTTTCGAGAGGTGGCCGATTACGACGACCTGGTCCACGAGGCCATCTACGAGCCGTGCGATGCGGACTATCCGAACTGCCCGCTGCTGGTGTTCGAAGTGCGCGGCGAGAGCATGAACGCTCTACAGCCGCGGCCTATCCTTGAAGGCGACCGCGTCATCGCACTGGATTTCGAGGGGCTTAGAGGGCGCGTTCCGCTGCGGACTGGCATGATCGTCGTCGTGCAACAGTCAAAGGACGGCGGCCATCTGGTGGAGCGGTCGGTGAAGCAGCTGGAGGTCTACGAGGACCGATACGAGTTTCACCCGCGGTCGACGAAGAAGAAGTACAAGCCGATCGTCGTGGCTCACAACATGGATCCTGACGATGGTCAGGAGGTCCGCATTCTCGGCTGGGCGCGGCGCTTCTCCAACACTCTCTAGGCGGCCACCTCCGCGAAGAAGGCGACGAGGCTGGCTCGCTCACCGGCGCAGCGCTCGCATTCGTATGGGATGAAGGTGAGCATCGTGCGGATGGTGCGCTCGATCTCGTAGGGCCCGGCTCTGGCGGCCGGCACCTCTACCCGCGGGCAGCTCTCGCTGTAGCAGGACACGCAACGAAGGCGCAGCTTGTAGGGCTGGTGAGTTCCGTTCCTGTTCGCGAAATGCACGGCCACCTCACAGCTGAGCCGTCAGCTTCAACCAGGGATGGAGAGTCGGCAAGCGCTGATTTGAAGCCGGCCTAACCCTGTGGACGGCGGTGGATAGCTCCGCGAGCTCACGTGCGGTTTTTCTACCGTTTCTGATTGACGCGGTAAAAGTACCGCGGTAGGGTCACTCATCGAAGCCGCCCTGACGGAGCGCACGATGACCGCCTCACAGATCGTTTTTCTCGCCGCCTTCGCGCCGCTCTTCGGCGGCTCGCTCCTCTGGCTCGCCGGCCACATCGCCTTCGTGATGGAGGCCTGAGCCATGGCCGCCGACACCTTCTCCATCCGCGCCAACGGGCTCTTCTACGACCTCATCAACGATCGAACCGGTGTCGTCGAGGTCGAGCTGATCGACTGCATCGGCGAGGCTCGCAACTACCGCGACGAGTACACGGCCGCCGCGCTCGAAAACGAAGCCGCCGAGCAGGCTGACCTGGCCGCCCAGGACGCCGACTACCGCGCCGAGAGCGACATGCTCGATCGGATCTACCGCGAGGTGGCGCGCAAGTACGACGCCGGCATGCCGGAGACCGCACCGGCCAATCGGGCGGTGAAGCTGGTCCTGGAGGCGATCGACGGCATCAGCAAGCCGGTTGCGCCTCAGATGGCGGAGGCCGCGTGATGGTCTCGCTTCCCAGTCAGTCCGGCCTCTCGCCGAACCTCAGCCACCTCCTCGCCCTGCCGGCGAAGTTCCTGGCGCGCCACGAAAGCCCGGCGGCGATTGCACTCCTCTGCGAGGGCATAAGCTCCGGCCTGCTGCTCGCCTCGCAGAGCGCGCCGGAGGGCGACCTGTGCGGCGCCGAAGACCTGGCCGACGCCGCCGTCTGGTTTGCCAAGGTGTCCACGAAGCTGCGCGGGGCGGTGCAGTGACCTGCGTCGACCTCCTCAATGGCATCGCGCTCGGTATCGTCTCCGCGATCGCGACCGCCCTCGCCATCCTCGCCGAGCCGGCCGTGCGCCAGGCTCGCGCCGCGCGCCGGAAGATCCGATGAACCAGTACACCTTCCTGCGCGCCCGCGGGTTCGCGCCCCCATTCCAGGCTGACGAGCGCTGCCGCGGGTCCGTGACGGACGCTGCCGGCAAGCTCGTGCCGATCCTCGTGCTGCCCAGCGTCGAGAGCGAGAATTGCCGCCTGACCTTGGCGCGATCGATCGCCGATAACCTCAACCGCGAGGCCGCCGAGCGCCAGACCCGGGGAGCCGCCTGATGTTCTGGCTCGGCTACCTCGCTGGCTTCGGCACTGCCGCACTCCTCGTCTTCGGCTTCCTCATGTGGTTCGCGATCCAAGACCTCCGAGAGGAGGACGCGGAGCGGGAGGCGTATCGCAGGCTCAAGGATGGAGACGGCAAATGAACACCGGCCTTCCCATCCCGCCGAGCGAAGTCGCCGAGATGATCGCCCTCGCAGAGCAGGGCCTGTCTCGCACGGACATCGCCGCCATCATGGATCGGTCCTACCGGACCGTCCGCAAGTACGTCGGACATATCGCCTGCGGTGAGGCTGGACGTCCTGCCGACGTCGATCGCTACCGCCGGATGCTCAAGGCCGTCTCCACCGCTGGGTACGGCGACAGAGACGGCATCGCCCGCCGCTTCGGCCTCAAGGACGCTGACGTTCTCCGTGTCGTCCTCGTGAGAGCCCGTCGCGCTGTTGCGCTTGAGGAAGCCGTGCGCCGCGAGGCCGCTGCGAGGGGGAAGGCGGCATGAAGCTCTCTCCTCAGATGCTCGGCGTGCTGCACAGCATCGCGCATCCGCACCCAGACGACGAGCCTTTCCCGCCGCGGGGCACGGTGAAGGCCCTGATGGCTCGCGGCCTCGTGCGCTGCGTCTCGGCACGCGAGGAAGCCCGCAGCCTCGCAAGCAGCTCCCACGACATCATCATGGCCGCTCTCGGCTCTCAACGCCTCGTGGCGACGCCGACTGGGCTCGCTTGCCTCGAGTCTCACCCGATCACCCAGAAGGATTGAGCCATGGTTGGCGGCATTCGAAGCGCCCTGATCCTCTCTGCGGCTCTCGGCATGCTGGACATGCGAGAGGCGATGGAGCCGATCCGCAGCATTCCGGACGACCCAGAGCGGGCTCGCTGGCGGGAGCAAGAGCGCCGCCGCCGCGAACAGCGTAATCATGAGCAGCGCGCTTGGGAGCGGAAGCAGCGCCGCCAGGCTCAAGACGAGATGCGGGAGCGCCTGCTGCGCCAGCGCATCGCTGAGGGCCGCGACGATCGCGAGGACAAGTACCTTCATGCGTCCGCCCGCCGCCGCCGGGCCGCGCAAGGGATCGAAGCCGAAGGCCGAAACGCCGAAGGCGGTTCGGTTCACGAGAGCCCGTCCGCCAATGGCGGTGCGCCCAATCTCCCCGCTCTCCCCGCCACCGATGCCCTGGCCGCCGTGAAGGCGGGTGAGGGCTCTCACATTCAGCAGGAGCAGCGTCATGGGTGAGGTCATGCAGAGCCCGACCGTGCGCCGCATCGTCGGCCCGACCATCCTGCTCGCCAGCGGGAACTACTTCGACTTCCTCGCGCCAGAGCAGAGCGCCTTCACGATCGAGGACATCGCCCACGGGCTGTCGCACATCTGCCGGTTCGGCGGCCAGTGCAGCCGGTTCTACAGCGTCGCCCAGCACAGCGTGATCGCGTCCAAGCACGTGCCAGGGCCGGACGCCTACGCCGCGCTGATGCACGATGCGGCCGAGGCGTTCGTCGGCGACATGGCGAAGCCGCTGAAGGACCTCTGCCCGGAATACCGAGAGGTCGAGAAGCGGGTCGAGGCCGCGGTCTTCGCGCGCTTCGGCGTGCCGATGCCCCTGTCGCCGTCGGTCAAGGAAATCGACACGGTGATGCTCGCCATGGAGCAGCGCGAGCTGATGCGCAACCGCGACGACTGGAACTACACGCGGGGTCGACAGCCGCTCGACATCGTCATCCCGCCCATGACGCCGGAAATGGCGAAGGCCGCGTTCCTTGCGCGCTTCGCCGAGGTCGCACCGAATGCTCTGGTGCCGGCATGAGCGACTTTCAGAACACGAAGGTAGCGACCGCGCGCAAGGCTCGGATCTGCCCGGAGTGCCGCACGGAGATCACGCCCGGTCAGAAGTACGCCAAGGAGAGCGGCTGCTACGATGGCGACTTCTACAGCGCCGTCATGTGCCTGCCCTGCAAGGCGTTCGTCGACCGGTACGTCCAGTCGATGCAGCTCTGCTCGGCCCTGAACTGGGACGAGTGCACCTACACGTTCGGCGACATCATCGACGAGGCCGCTGAGTTCGTCGCCTACAGGGGCAAGCCGCGCCAGCCGTATGCGCAGAAGCGTGATGCGATCATGGCGCTGTTCGACGAGTGGGATGCCGGCGAGCGAGCCGAGCAGGCCCGAGAGCGTGAGAACGCCAAGCGGGCCAAGGCGGTCGCCGCGCGGCACCATCAGAACGTCATTGCCAGCCTTCGGATGATCCGGGGCATGTCGCAGTGCTCAGCTGCTCGTCAGGAGGCCGCATGACCGAGCGAGAGCCGACCCGAGCCGAGATCCTCGCCGGCAAAGCGCATCCGGCCTGCATGTGTGGCCGGCGCTTCCCAGACACGCCCTGGGATCCGCAGACGCACTGCGGGCTCTGCGCCCCACAACCCAAGCCCTGCGAGTGCGGAGAGACGGCAGCCTTCGATCTTGAGGCGGGTGTCTGGCGCGAGCCGGCATGCCCGAACTGCGCATGACCGCCTCCAACGCCTCCCACGTCCTCGCCATCGCCGCCGGAGTGCTGGCCTACGCAGCCGCGTCCTCTGCCTTCGTTGCCTACCGGCTTGCGCCCGTCGTCCGCGCAGCAGGGGGACTTCCCGATCTTCGATCTGAGAACACAGGAGCACGAGGTGCCCCGTAGGCCGGCAGACACCACGCAGGACGCTCCGCGCCGGCCGCCGCTGCCGTTCCCGCCGCGCGGCCTATCTCGGCAGGAGGCGGCCGCTTACGTCGGCGTGTCGGCTCCGCTGTTCGACGAGATGGTGAAGGACGGCAGGATGCCGCCGCCCAAGCTCGTCAACGCCCGGGTGATCTGGGATCGGGTGAAGGTGGACGCCTTCTTCGCGGTGCTGCCCGAGCGCGGCGTCGCGGTAGGCGACACGGACGGCTGGGAAGATTGGCAGTGAGCCGGATCCGTCTGCCGTACATCGACCGGTTTCGCGACCGGCACGGGACGATGCGCTACTACTTCCGCCGCGCGGGCGGCAAGCGGATCCCGCTGCCGGGGCTGCCTGGCTCACAGTCTTTCTTGGACGCCTACGCGGCCGCCATGGATGCCAAGCCGGCCGAGGCCGAGGCGAAGAAGCGGGGCGAGCCGGGGACCTTCGACCGGCTGATATCCGAGTATTTCGAGAGCACGGGCTTCCTGACGCTCAAGGCGCCGACGAAGCGCGCCTATCGTCTCGCGATCGAGCGGCTGGTGAAGCTGGAGAACATCGGGCACCGGCCCGTGGCTGGCATGCAGCGCCCCATGGTCGAGCGGATCATGGCGAAGCGCGTCGAGACGCCATCCGCCGCGAATGACGCGCTCAAGAAGCTCCGGATCCTGCTTCGGTTCGCCATCGCGCACGGCTACCGGAAGGACGACCCGACGCTTCATATCAAGAAGCTCAAGGAGGGCGCGCACCACACCTGGACGGAGACCGAGATCGATGCCTTCGAGGCGCACTGGCCTGTAGGCTCGCAGCAGCGCACGGCGTTCGCTCTGCTGCTCTACACCGGCCAGCGCGTCTCCGACGTGGCTCGCATGTCCTGGGCCGACGTGAGCCTGGACGGCCATCGGATCTCCGTCACACAGGACAAGACCGGCACGAAGCTGGATCTGCGCCTACACGACGAGCTGCTGAGCATCTTGGCAGCGTGGCCGCGGGGGCCGAAGTCGATCCTCTACACGGCGCACGGCAACGCCTTCAGCACCAAGGGGCTCGGCAACAAAATGGCCGATGCGATCGGCGCGGCCGGGCTGCCGGAGGAATGCGTCACTCATGGCCTGCGCAAGGCTGCGGCCCGGCGCCTCGCAGAGGCAGGCTGCACGCCGCACGAGATCGCCAGCATCACCGGGCACAAGTCGCTGGCCGAGGTCGAACGGTACACCCGAGAGGCCGCCCAGCGGGTGCTCAACGACGCCGCAAATTCCAAGCTGCGGCCGAAGCAAGTCCCAACCCAAAGCGGAAATCGTCCCCAAACCGAGGACGAAACGCTTTAGTTTCAAGTGCTTTAGAGGTGGGATGGAGGCCTCGCCCGGAATCGAACCGGGGTGCAAGGATTTGCAGTCCTCTGCGTAACCACTCCGCCACGAGGCCTTCCCGAACGGCGCTGCCGTCCCGTCCGGAGCTTGGCGGACAGCTCCGGGTGCGCGTCTCTAGCAGAGGTCGGCGGTCGCAGGCAACGGCTCCGAGGCCCCGATTGTGCGGACCGCGTCAGCTCTGCCAGACCCGGGGCATCGGCAGGGCCCGGTAGCCCGCGAGGAAGCGGGCGACGAGCCCGCGCAGGGGTCCGACCGCGTCCCCCAGCGCGCGGA